TACAGTTGAGTTATATACAGATAGTGGTAAATCAACCGATCTTACAGACGATGAATTAAGTAATGATGTAACTAATAATGGACCATCAGTAAGTTATAGTATAACAGATGGTAATACCGATAGTGTTTTTAGTATAGATAGTGGTACAGGTGAAATTAGTAAGGCTAGTGGAACTTTTAATCACGAAGGTACAAATAGCTATACTCTTACAGTTACGGCAACTAATGATGAAGGTAGTGATACAGCTAATGTAGAAATTGATATTACTGATGTTACTGAAAGTCCTAGTTTTGCTCTAGGTACATATTACGGAAAAATTTATGAAAACGCGGTTAATACTACTGTGGTTCAGCTATGGAAAAATAGTGACTACTCAACCGAAGTTACATCGGATCAATTGTTTAGAGAGGTAACTAATACTGGACCATCAATCAATTATAGTATAACAAGTGGCGATAGTGGCATTTTTACTATAAATAGTAATGGTGTAATTAGGAAGAGTTACGGAACTTTAAATTATGAAACTACAAATAGCTATACTCTTACAGTTAGGGCAACTAATAATGAAGGAACAGCTGCAACGACTACAGTAATAATTGCTGTTACTAATGTTGATGAAAGTCCTACTTTTGGCCAAGCAACATATTACGGAAAAGCGGATGAAGACCTTTCGTCCTTGCTCGCGGTTCAAATATATAAAGATAGTGCACGATCACAGTTTGTTGGTAGTAATAAATTACAGAATGATGTAGAGGAAAATGGACTAACAGTAACTTATAGTATAACAGCTGGTGATACCGACGGTGTTTTTGCTATAAGTAATGAAGGTAGAATTACACCGGCAAGTAACGGAGTTTTAAATCATGAAACTACACCTACCTATACTCTTACAGTTAGGGCAACTAATTCTGATGGTCATGCTGAAGCTACAGTAGAAATTAATATTAATGACGTTACTGAAAGTCCTACTTTTAATCAAGAAACATATTACGGTTCAATTGATGAAAACTCAGCTAATAGTACTGTTGTTGCCTTATATAAAAATAGTACCAAAACGACTGGTGTTACTAGTAATCAATTAAGTACTGATGTAACTAATACTGGACCAGATGAAACTTATAGTATAACAACTGGTCACGCGCATGTTTTTGGTATAGATAGTGGTACTGGTGAAATTAGTAAGATTAGCGGAACTTTTAATCATGAAGGTGGTACAAATAGCTATACTCTTACAGTTACGGTAAGTAATAGTGAAGGAACTGATGATTCGGCTACAGTAATAATTGATATTACTGATGTTGATGAAAGTCCTAGTTTTGCTCTACCTACATATTACGGAACAATTTCTGAAAACGCAGCTATTAATACAGTTGTTCTCTTATATACAGATAGTGGTAAAACAACTGCTGTTGCTAGCAATCAATTACAGAACGAGGTAACTAATACTGGACCAGACGAAAGTTTTAGTATAACAGCTGGTAATACCGATAGTGTTTTTAGTATAAATATTTATGGGCAAATCCTGGCAACAGCCGTAAATTTAGATTATGAAACTACAAATAGCTATACTCTTACGGTTGAGGCAGATAATACTGAAGGAACTGCTGCAACGACTACAGTAATAATCGATATTACTGACGTTGATGAGTTTGCTTATACAGTAGGAAGCGGGGTTGTATTGTCAGTTAACTCGAGCGCTAAACTTTTAAATAGTGGATTGATAGTTGAAAGTGGTGGCTCAACGGTTGGACTTAGCGTTGGTACAAATAATGCTGGTGATAAGATTATATTTAAATATGGCCACAGAGACTCCGGTAAGCATGTAACCGGGGAAATTCCTTATGATAGATTACCTGATCTAAATAATGATGTAAGTAACTCTATGGTAATGCAAATTGGGCGATATAATAATTATGGATATACAAAGATATGGATAGACGAACAAGAAATATATAATAAGAAGGATTCAATGACCGGTTCCACCCAGTTAGCAGGGTCGAACGGGGCTGGGTTTGGGAAGAAGCATAGCACGATTATCGCCCATGCAGACATAAATGACAGTGATTGGCCAATCGATAAGCTATCAACAGAGTTAAATGTGTATAGAGGCACCACCTCGGCAGGTGTTAACTCGACCTCCTCGCCGACTAGTTATGATCATTTTATAATAAGCGATACATATTCTGTAACAGATTTTATTAATGATGCAAGTGGAGGAGCAACTGGCGGCGGCTCGTCAAAATGGATACTTGATACAGGGCCATGGTACTTAGGAGACGTGGGTAATAACTTTGGTAATTATTACCCTTTCGAGGGCGGCGCGGGCAGCGACAGAATGGGTTCAGATTTGTGTTGGATAATATATATAAAAAATTTTAGTTATGTAGTGCAGTTTGACGCATACACAGTGGGTGATGGACTTGTATCAACCGCGTATAATCATGCAGCAGATTTAAATAGTGTAGTATTGCTTGACATCGGCAACGAGCAGGTTGGGCTTAGTGTGGCAATACATAATGATAACGATTCTTCTAATGAGCGCAAAATTCATTTCAAGTATGGCCAGTACACCTCGGCGTCAGACCCCAAGTTCAGTACCTTCTCTATACCTAAGTCGGCTATTCCACAGATTGATGGGCCAAATAAAGACGGAAGAACATTAACATTTCAAGTAGGGAAATGGTTCGGCAAAACATATCCAAGGGTATGGATAGATGAAACAGAAGTATATAATAATGAAATAGCGAACGCGCGCGAGTCGCGGATGGCCAGCACTGAGATCTTGCCGCCAGATCCACACATATCATTTGGCGAGTTGTCTCACGCCGACGCCGCGCTCGGACGCCACTTTGATCCGAGTATTCTAGCCGGAAGTGGTGGTGCGAAGTACTCAGCGGAGGGTTTGGTAGATTTACATGAGGATACTTACACATCGACTACAAATAAGGTTGCTTATCCATCGTGTGGTATATATTATAGCGCGTTAGTCATCCCACTGCTCGGCGGCGACAATCCAATTACAACTGATCATTTTATAATAAGTGATACATATAGTATCACCGATTTTTTGAGAGATACAAGTAACAGTAAGGTGTCGACACCAACCCACCCTACGTCTCTATGGACAGAACAGCATTTTTTCTATAAAGCCGGAGCGGCCGACCGCCAAGCGGATCATGATGATGATTTAGACCATTTTTTCCAGAGGAGGTCTTATATTTTTTGTTTCAGAGATCTTACATTATTTGAGGATATGGTAGTAGATATTTCTGATCATGAGTATCCTTACGAGTCATTTGACTTCCCAAGTGCATATGTTTTTAGTAACATACCTTCAAGTGTTACGAGTTCTGATATACATATATGTAGGAGGGAAATCACTAGCCAGTTTGGTATCGCACCTTCAATCAACAACACATTGTGTGATAGTGAATTATTTTATATAGATGATGATTGTTGGTCACATAATAGTGGTACAAATGAATTAACTGTTAGTAAAATAAAAAACAAGTATCAATTTGTATATGATATTGATTTCACATTATGGAATACTTCTGCAAGAAGTGTAGTATATGATTTTATAAATTTGGATGGTTTTGATATAAATCATGATGATACAATCGATAGTGTGTCTAATATATCGACAATAAATATAACAGCTGAAACATGGGGTAGACTTGCGGGTATTTGCGGGTGGTCATCTTCTTGGAATGAAAGGTCGGATAAAGTATATTTGAGTATTAGTTATTGGACTTTGGATGGCGGCGATACCGGCAACCTGGTTAGGCTCCCAATGATTATTACTAAAGAAGGAACTTATACCGAAGGAGGTAAAATATACGCAGTCAATGAGGATGACAAGACACCGTTCGCGAGTAACGCAACGGCAAACCAGAAGTACAGATGGCATGGTGGCAGTATAATAACTGCATATGACGTATCTGGCTTGGAGTTCGCCGACGGTGACGCGGCAGGCACGTACGTAACACAAAATAACAGATATTTTAAAAGAAGTGGAAGATTAGAAATAGTGGTTTACGATGGAACAGATTATATAGAGTCGGACCCTTTTAAATTTAATATTCAGCCTACCAGCGGCGGCCCCCCAGCCGAGTTAGAGTGCTACGGTCTTTTATCAGAACAAGGAGGTACTGGTTACGGCTCGTGCAGCCAGGTTATATGGGATGATAATGATTTTAAATGGCTTAGGATAAGGGTCGGTAAAGGGGGGGTAAATTCCGGCACCCACGACTACCGCAACCAACTAAATTCGTTAGTCTATCCAGGTTCAAGAAATAATAGTTTATTCGATATAGGGTCGGGCAACACCAACACACAAGGCAACGCAATAGACGCACGTGGTAAAAAATGGGATGGACTAAGTGAAAGGTATTATGCGTGCTGCTGGATAGATATTAAATCAACATGGTTTCCTAAAATTAAAAATTATACTGCTAGTACAGCGTTTAGTAACGCACCAGATATATTAATACAAGTATATCAAGATAGAATAATTAATATGAACGACCTCGGGTACGGCAATAATATGGGTACGCGTGGTAAGACACTAGTATTTAATGTGTGGGTAGGTGGAATTAAAATAATGGAACATTCATGCTGGGCAAACTATAACTTATGGAATGGACATGTAGGCTGGAACGACGGCACCCACGCTGGCAACTTTAGGATGGAGTTCTTTTCTGGTACTAATCAAACAAATTATTTATATCATCGGAGAGAAGCAGCAGGGAACGCCCCGGAAAATGGTCAAATTGCGGGTACCAGAGTAGCTAATAATAACAGTGTCGACAATTTCCAGTATGGTGGGACAGCATGGATATCGCCCTCACGCGGAATCAGTAGTATAGCCAACAGATACTATATGACTGAGGGGGCGTACGACGCGGGCGCCCGTGCACATAGGTTTGGTGACGATCGGAAAGAAACTCCGACTAGTAATGGCATTGTCGACAGTGAGTTCGCTCAAGTAGCGACCCGTGCCATCACTCGTACTAATTGGGAATACAGTACGGCACAAGAATCACTTGGGAATAGTGTTGAAGATGGATATGGAATGAAGCCATGGAATGACGCAAAAAATGATAATGGTACTTCTATTACAGATGGTTCAGTAGATGAACTATTAAAGTATCTTACCCCGTTAAACTTAAACACTCCTAGTGACGATAATGGTAGGATAGAGTTATGGTTGAAAAGTATTTCGGATGATGGTATGGGTGCTGACCCGGATAACGCCAATGGAACGACCACTTGGAATGCACAAGATAACATCAATGGTTATGCCGATTGGAATGCAGTGTCGAATGTTTTCACCCGTGTGTGGATGTATCCATCACAGAAAAGCACGCACAACACCCAGCCGAAGAACGACCTAGGTATTCCGAACCACAGGAATGGTTATGCAAGTGGTAATGTCGACAACCGCGTGACAGCAACATGGTATCACGGCAGGGTTCCTATAAAAGATCACATAACATAATTTAATATATAATTTAAAATAAATATGTAAATATAAAGATATATAAATGATAGATATATGTAAAAGAAGTGAAAATTACGATATTTCTAATAATTGTGTAATAGATATAATGACAAGGGAACCGTTTAGTTACATAAAATGGTATAAAACAATATATATAAATAATATTGATATATTAGAAGAATTGGATAAGGGTATTAATGGAACAATAAGCGAAGATTTGTTTTCAATAAAAAGAATAGAAATGGTTAAATTGTTTACTATAGGAAGCAATGGTTTTAGCGGTGGAATTCCAGAGGTGTATGCACCGTTTATTAAAGATTTTTTTGGACTAACGAATGATGATATTAGTGGACAATATGATATTAGTGGACAATATGATATTAGTGGAAATTAAAACAGAAGAGCCTTTAGGGTATTACTTTTTAGTATTTTTACAACAAGGTGTAGTTTCACTGGATAAATTCTATGTATATTAACAGGAGTGTGAACACGTGAATAGGTATTAAATTTAAACTGTTCAATTTCATTATGCCATTGATGTATTGTAGGGCCAATGATAGTACGTATTCTTGTAATATTTTTCATAGTGCGTCGTGGTTTGTGGTGATAAAAATCATAAAACAGGTTAGTATATTGCGGAAATTTGTAGATTAACATTCCTAGGATTTCTCTAATATATTCATGAAAAGTGTCACTGGAGTCGATAATTTCTAGGAAGGTATGTGAATCGTGTATTAATAAGTTGGCGAGTTTAATATTGTATAATTTTGTGTTGTATATCCGGTAAACTTTTTTCATAAATTTTATAATGGTATTGACTTTTGATTTAAGAAAAGTAATGTAAATACGCTGATGTTTGTTTACGATAAAAGGTAAAATAGCAAAGGAGTCGAGAATATTGAAATATGATAACATAAATGAAGCGAGTAATTCTATAGGAATGTTCATAATTGTAATAAATAATGAAAGTTAATAATAATATTAACATAATAATAATGTTAATATTATTCAATTTTATAGGGTTAAAAATGGGGGTATAGGTTGCACTTATTCAATATATTTACAAATGGTGGAGTAAATTTCATTTTTTTTCATAGAATCGTAAGAAATATCTAATTTGTCGCAAATATCTTTTAGGTCTTGAAGTTTGTAATGAGATATAGTACGTATGGGTTTTAATGGATTTTTGATAATAAAAAAGTCATTTAAGATAATGTTCAAATTGGTTTGAAAATAGGTAGAGTGTTCATTAAGAGTGATATAGCCTTTGATGTTGTGTACGTCAATATCGCCGTAAATGTATGCTATTTTATTTTTGAGAACAACAATGACCATATCATTATAGATACACATACCATAAAAAAATTCCCATTCGAGTTTATTCGAGGAGAAGATAGTATTAATGAAGTTAGTTTTAGATTGTTTGATATTTTTCAACAGGGAACCGTTATCTAATTTACATTTAGTGATAGTGTTATCTTTTATTGAAGGAGAAATGTTATGAAAGTCGGTTTTGAAGTCGTCAATATCTAATGTATTTTTTATGACTAAGTAGATACAATACATTAGATTATCATTATTTTTTGAGAAAAAATATATATTTTTGTTATGAGTTTTATGAGAATCGGATGGTAGACGGTTTTCATAATTAGAAGTCATAAATGGATATAGTTGACAAATGATTTCTTCGTGAATACCGGAGTGAATCATAATATAAGTAATAGATTGTATTGTGTTTAAGTGTTTAAGTGTAGATAATTTTTATGATTCCTCTAAAGGACATGGTGTATCATTAGCGAGTTGTTTTTTAAATTCTTGTTTAATTAATTCTGCTTTATTGAATTCGTGTGTTTCATCATTAATTCTATTGATAAAATTTTGGACAATAGTAATTTCACAGTCGTTTAATATGGATATATTAAGAAAGATACCATTTTTGTTTTCAGTGTAGTGAATATTATTTGTAATGAGATGTTCAACAAGTGCAACTTGTTGAAAATGTGGTAGTGATTCAATATTGTTTTTAATATCTAAAAGATTTAACATAATGAATAATATGATTTTTGTCTTTAGTTTGTTTTTTCAATAAACTGAGAAATAACAGAAACGAAATGGTCGTTAATTTCAAATCTAACACCGATAATTTTAACATGAATTTTATCATCGATATTGAGAAGGGAGAATTCATCATTATCGAGATGTAAGTCTCTAGATACGAAGATAACAAGAGGGTTGTCATTGTGATCAATGTGTGCTTTAACGCCAGCTTTGGTAATATTTTTTACAGTACAATCGATAATCATACCTTCTACGGGATAACATGAGTTACATTCGAATACAACAGTGTATTCAATAATGTTTTCTTTTAAGATGCCAGTAGAAATTTCTAAAATTATGATAGAGTCTTTTTCTATAAATCCTTCATTAATACATTTACCTTCAATATTATTTTTAAGATAGTTAGTTAAAGTTTCGTGGATGTTATTACCTAAATAGTGTATAGGTAATTGACATATTTTTGTAATAGAGATTCTATTAAAGTACGACATCTAATATAAGACAATAACTTATTTTAAATATATTTTTTGATAATGAAATGAATTCAATTTTTAATAGTAGGATATGAATTGATGTTTTTATTGGAGTATTTTGTGCGTTAAAATGGTGAGTTTGTATTCATCGGGTAGGTAATGGTGAGTAGAAATATTTAAGGAATATTTATAAATACCTGCGCCTTCGGTAGGTAAGAAATTACATAAAATGTTATGTTGGTCTATGATATCGTTATACCATACATTGATGGGTGAGAATCCGGTAAGTAGATTAGAGGATTGTTGAATAGATTTTTGTTGTTCAATAGGTAAACAATTTATTTGTGAGTATGGCATACGTGTTTTAACAAAGGATTCTAGTGTTACAGATAAGAAGTCAGATACATTTAAAAAATCCGAATTAGAAAAATCTATTTTAATAGTATTTCCGGGGATTAATTTTATAGTTACAAATTCGGTAGAATTGTTGTGTTTAGTAAAGGTACATGAGAAAAGGGTGTATGGAGAGTTAGGTTTATTGTATAAAAAAATAGAGGATGAGTTATATTTAGAGGTAATTATAAATGTAGAGAAAAATTTATAAGGGTATTCTTTGTTAAATATATGTATGGATTTATCGATAAGTTCTTGAATAGTTATATTTTTTGGTTTAATTAAATCATTGTAATTAAAGAATTTAACGTTGCTTCTAACAGGAGGGGGGGTGAACATAATATTATCCTTAGTTAAATTTACTACACCTTTTGTGAGTGATTTATCACGTGAAAGTCTATGTTTACCTACTGATGGTACTAAACCAGCTTTAATGGAGCCACCAGTACTTTTATTAGCGACTTTATTTCTACTATGTAAAGTCATTAATATAGGTTATATATATATATATATAAAATTGATAGAAAAAAGTTTAGAGTATAAAAATATATTAAATATTGTAGAGTGTCTTTTTTATGTCAATGATATTTTTTGTTTAGAAAATTTCATAAAAGCGGAAATAGTTAATTGATTGAATGTGTCTAAGAACCATGATAATTGATTAAGATTTTGAAAATGTGAAAGACGTAATAAAAGTTCTAATAGAACACAAATTTCGAAATTTTTTGTTTCTTTTTTGCTTTTTTTGGCTGTATTTTCTAAAATATTTTTATTGAAAGTGATGGGGATATTTTGTTCGGTTTCATATTTAATTAATTGTTCTAATAGTTTAAAACAAATGTCTTCTATAATGGGTCGTTTTGATTGTGTGCATCTATACCCGGTACTTTTTTTATCAGTCATATTTTTTAATTTGTAAATATATGTTTCATTGTGTTTTTGAATAAAACCGATAGTGTTTTGTTGTATATTAAGATTGTTCATTTTTTCATAAACATCTTTTTTGAAAAGATTAGTATAAGTTTTTTTTTCTTCAAACGTGGAAGGTAACCATACATTATCGTGTAGAACAAATAATTCAGTTTCATCGTGTTGTATAATAATGGCTTTTGTATCCATAAAATCGAAAATTTTACTTTCGATGTAGTTTTTGATCATTTGGATGTGTTTAAGATTCAAAAACTGAGTATATTGCGTATGTATTTTATCGTTATAAACGAAGTTAATGACTTTAATTTTATCATCGATGTTTAATTCATCTAAAAGATGGCCGTATATTGCCAAAATAAGAAATGTATTTGAATTATTAATTTCATTTAAGAAATGATTAGCAATAGAGTACCAATTGTTTTGTTCAAGTGCTAATCGAAGCTCTTTATCATCAATTTTATCAGAAAAGGCTAGATTTAAAGATGTGTTGATATTTTGTAAAATGGTTTCAAAAAATTCATTAGATATGAAGTTTAGCTTGTATTGAAAAGGTACTTTACTATGTTTACCATGATAAGGGTGTAAACGGTCATAAACGGATGAATTAGAATATAGATTGAGAGGATTAAATAAAATATAGTCGCCGAAAACAGTTAATGTTCCTTCTCTATTTAATATGTCATAAATGATTTGTTCAGAATTGACAAGTTTATCCACAGCAAATTTGATAAGGGTATCTGGGTTTTTATGAAAAACTGAATTTAAATGATTGAATGTGGTAACGCCGTGGTGTGTTGAGAAGTAACGTATTATTTGTTGTGTAATATTGTCAATATTGCTTTCTAATAACGTGAAATTGTATGTAGAATTGTCAATAGGTAATGGTTTGGATGAAGGGAATATTTTCGAGTTGTTGATACAGTCATAAGAGCAAGTATTATCAAAGTCGCAGAACAGTGTATATGGTTTGTCGCCGACATTGAAATCGACATTTTTGTTGTTACTGAGGGTAATATTAACGATTTTATTAAAATTTTCTTTAGTGAAAGTGGTTTGATTAGTATTAAGCATACAATCTACTGCGTTACGTTTAAGCAGTCTTGAAATTTTAGAGATTTGTATAGCTTTTTTTTCACAAAGGCGATACATGAAAAGGTCGCTTGCTTCTTCATTGTCATCGATGTAAGTAGTATGGTAGAATATGGAAACGTTACGTTTAGCGAATGGTATATTTTTGTGACTACACATACGAACTGCTCTACCTACAATTTGTTCATTGCGATTTAAGTTATACCAAGGGTCTAAAATATGGACTTCTCTAATAAACTTAAAGTCAATGCCTTCGGAAGCTGCTTTGGATATTAAGATAACTTTAATTACTGAACCATTAATGTTGGTATTAGTGGAACAAGCAGCTACAGATTTTTCATTATTAGGACTGAATCTTTTATCACCGGAGATAATGACATATTTGTGCGAGAGTTTACTGGTTTTTTCGGATGATTTTAATAAATTTTCACCATCGTAACGATTAAAGCCGAGTTCTTCTAGCATCAATGCGGTGGGTATTAGGCCGCCTTCAATAAATTGGGAGTATATTAAAATGATACCATTGGAATTGGGTATAAGGTTTGAAATATTTTTAAGTTTGTGGCTATATTGGCCGATAATGTCTGGGTGAAAAATTTTACCGTATTCAGTTAATGTGGATTGTTTATATGTGTATTGTACTTTACGAATGGTTTCGCTACCTTTAGTATTGTTGGAGATTGTTGATTCATTATATTGCATTAATCTAATCATACCTTCTTTACCGTATAAGGATGTGTGTTTTTTGTAATTTTCATTAATAGAGTCGGGGTAAGCGAAATTAAGGATTTGATTCATAGGATTCATGATAGATGGGTGGGATATACGTGTTGTATCGCCAATGGATTTAAGAAGTTGATATGCGTTAAATTGAAAGGTATTACGTAATAGTGGGGTTATGTATAAGTCGAGGTATTTTAATTTATCATTGTCAGATATGATAGTTTTGTTGGGTGTATACGTTGGGTATGAATTTAATTGTTTTAAAGATTGATTTGGCGAGTGAGTCATTGGCCATATTCTAAATGGAAATGAGTATGGATTTTCACCACGGACATATGATATGTAACCGCGAGTGTATTCAATAAATAGTTGTAATCCGGTTTCTTCTCCGGTTTCTGGATCAATAATAAAATTACCTTCTTTGTCTAAAATAATACTTTCGTCGATTTTTTCCAAGTTATCATTTAATCGCATAAGATTAATGATTTCAAATATTTCTAGATGTGAATTGAACATAGGGGTTGCAGTGAGAAAAACAAGTTTCATAAATTTTACATTGTCTACAAGTAATTGTAAATATTCGGCACAATATGTATTTTTTGTGTCAGCAGTAGTTTTCATGTTATGTACTTCATCAATAACTATAAGTCTGTTATCAAATTCTTTTTGTAGAGATTTTTTTCTATCTTGAAGCTTTTTAACATAATTTGCAAATTCAATATAACCCATAAAAAGATAATGTGTGTTAATGAAACGTTTAACAGAGTTTATAATAATTTCTTTTGATAGGTTATTATTTTGTTTGGGGAATAGTTCGTTTAAAATAATATTACCTACACAAGTGTTATCAAGTTTCCATACATTGTTTTCTTTTTTAAGTTTGGAACTATCAAATAATTGTGTTTTAAAATTATCCTGTACATTTGGAGAGGCTATTATTATAATCCGTTTATTGTAAGCAGTTCGTTTATAAATTTTTCTAATTTCTTCACATATGCTTATAGCAGAACAAGTTTTACCAGTTCCTAAACCATGAAATAACAATAAACTATTATATGGAGTATTAGGCGATAAATAGTTTTTAACAAAATACTGATGATTAGTTAGTTCAAAGTCGGCATTGCATATGTCGTCAAATTTTTTGTCAAAATTAGTATCTATAATATCAGTGTTTTGATAATCACGGAATTCTTTTTTAGCGTGTATTTTCAAATTAAATTCATTGTCTTTAAATATTGGATATGTACCAGACATATTGTAAAATCAAGTATATAATATAGTATTATCTTTTTTAAAATACTATTTTTTATTTTTAATTTATTAATAAATTTATATTATTAAAACGAACAAGTTGGGGTTTTAAATGTTCAAAGGTCTTAAAAATATAATAGTGGATAATAATATGTATTTAATATGTTGTTGTGATATACATGATGAAAAAATAAGGAGTATAGGCCAATATATTCGAGAGAAAAAGAAACCGTGTCCTAAAATATGTTTAACAGAATACAAGAAGAGTGATGTTAAAGCGAGTCGTAATTGGAATGGTTTGGTCATAGAGGATATATTTTTTGCAGATACTGTAATGATGTTTTAGTATGTTATGAATTGAATTGTTCATTGAAATTATTGTATAATATGAAAGGTTTATCGGATTTTACAATTTTTCCTAATGGAATCAATTCATTATATATATTTGTATTATTGTATAAGATAGTTTTATCAAGAATAACAACCATACCGATACCACAATTATATGTGTGAAACATATCTTCTATTGTAGAGTCTGAGTTATTATAAATCCATTTAAAAACGGTAGGGATATTCCAGGTTTTGTCAATGTATATATTGTGAGATGAATCTAATATGCGGGGTATATTATCAATTAATCCTCCACCTGTTATGTGTGCAAATCCCTTTACTAAATTTCCATATGTATTAATTATATATTGAACGTCATCGACATATATTTTTGTAGGACAAATTAAATCATGTAATCCAATTTCGTCATTTCTATCTAGTTGACGTTTTTCTAGAATTTTGTGTATAAGTGTATAACCGTTTGAATGTATACCGGTAGATTTTAAACCAAATAACAAGTCGTTTTCAGTAATTTGTTTTGGATAGATTTCATTTTCAATAATACCGACACTAAATCCGGCTAGATCGAAATGTTTATCGTTTTTATAAGTTATAGGCATTTCTGCAGTTTCTCCACCTAATAATAGACAATTGGATTGTTTACAACCTTCGTTAATACCTGTAATAATTTTAGATGCTATATCTAAATTTAATTTACCCATAGCATAATAATCAAGAAAAAATAAGGGAGTGGCACCCTGGCAAATGATATCATTTACACACATTGCGACTAAATCGATACCTATTGTATCATATTTATCTAAAATATTACACAATTCTAATTTACTTCCAACACCATCAGTTGATGCTACTAATTTTGTTCCATTTTTACATTCATATACACCAGAAAACCCGCCTATATGTTCACTTTTAGTAATATTTTTAATAATGTTAATGAAATTATTGCCGGTTTCAATATTGACGCCGGAATTTTTGTAATTTAATAACGAAGACATTAGTTATATAATTTACTTTGTTGAGATGTTTTCAAGTGGAAATCACATTATTTATTATATATAAGAGAGAATATAAACATCTAACTGTATATTACATCAGATGGGTAAGAAACAATCTGATGTAAGTAATCGGCAAAGTAAGAACGAACGGAAAAAGAATAAAGGTACAAATGATTCAATATATACATCAAAACACGTTAGGGCAAAAGAAGCCTTGCTATCAAAGCGAACACAAGGCGTGTCACGGGGGAACCAAACTAAGGAACCTAGGTCCCCCTGTTAGAGGGGTAGGCGCACCCTTTTTTTTTAATATAATTATATACTAATGGAACCAAATAAGTTGTCATTATTAGCATATAATAAAGTTAAAGATAACAATGAAAGTGAAAACGTACCTGAAGTTGTTGAGAATGAAGTAAAAGAAATTGCTGATAAGAAAATTAAGAAAGGTTTGTTAAATACCTGGAGAAAAAATAAAAAACCAGAGCGTGAACAAATAACTATTCGCGATGGGAACTTGATGACCCCAACTGCTATGAGAAAACAATTGAGGAAATATTACGAAGGTGTAAATGACGACCATCATAATGAAAGATTTTATCGTCCTGGTGCATTAACATTTTTAATAAATTTAAAAAATACGCGTGAAAAAAATTATACAGATGGTTTTATGATTCCTTCGATACATGACCACGAAGAAGTTGATGAGTTTTTTCGTGAAACACATGTAGATTATGAGCGATTAATAAACGACACTATAAACGAAATGACAAAAGATGAACTCATAAAATTTTACAATAATGTGTTTTTTAGTGATCAAATGTTATGGAGTGATATACCCAAAGAAGACGATAGGCACAAATTGAACCCAAGATATTTTAAACAAGAAGAAGAAGAAGAACCAATACCAAGATTTGTGGTTGATGGTGTATTAGCTGCAAGAAAACGCAAAAGCAAACGCAAAAGCAAAAGCAAAAGCAAAAACAAACGCAAAAACAAAAACAAAAGTAAAGAAAGAACACAAAAAAAATAAAATGTTGTGAAATTATATTATGGATATTAATAGACAAATAGTGAGAAAAAGCTGGGATCAAAAAAATACAGGAGCAAAAGCATCTGTAAGTTCAAATATAAATTTAGGGAATTTTCGTCTAGTAAATAATTTAGGCCCTGTTAATAATAGTGATAGAACAACAACGGGAAATAAAAAATACGTATCTAATTCATCAGATTATATTAGGTATAAAACCCAGCATGCTGCTCATAAAACATGGAAAGAAGGTAAAAATTAAGAAGTTTGATTTATAAAAAAAATATAGATTTTTTTATCGCATAATAAATATAATGACAACATCTTTAGGATATATGTCACTTAGTGAAATAAATAATAAACCAGAATTTGCGACAATGAATGAGCCTATGCAACAAAAACTAGCTACATCTAAAGCCCAAGAGTTGATAAATCAATTACATGAGAAAACAGAATTGGATGATAATTTGGGAGATTTTGATTCAAATATGGGTCCTGTTGAATATGGAGAGGCGACAGTAACATCGAGTGATGTAGAATTAGAATTGATGACCAAGATAAATTATATGATACAATTATTGGAAGAGTCGAGTGATGAAAAAGTAAATAATATAACAGAAGAAATGATATTGTATATATTTTTAGGAGTATTTATAATATTTATGATAGATTCATTTACTAAAGTAGGGAAATATGTAAGATAAATTATTCTAGTAGAGGGACTTCTCCGTGTTGTTCAAAGAAATCTTCATATAGAATTTCATAAGATAAGTAATAGATATTAGTATAATTAATATAATCAATATTAGGATTAATAGGAGGTGGGTATTTATCTTTAAGAAAAGTATTATAAATAAAGGAACGTTTAGTTCTCCAATATGCCATTTGTTTCGGTACATTATATGCATCAACGATGGAACTGACAATCATAATAATAATATATTTGATATTCAGATTCATTATTATATGATTTTATATAAAATTATTTATAATAAAAAATATTTCAATTTTAAAGGATTGAAATATTCAAATAAATAAATTAGTTAATAAGATTTATGATAGAAGAGTATGATAATGAGAAAAGAGCGCCCATAATAAATATTCCTGAAAATGTAATTTGTTCGTGTTCATCAAAAGAAAAACGGAAGAATTGTTTGACAATATTTTGTAAAATAGGGAGTTGAAATACAATGTATAGTGACATTAACATTAATGGTAATTTTAATTGTTCTACTGTAATATTTGAAAATGTATTAATTAATGATGGAGGGGGTACGTTTTGTTGTTGTTGTTGTTCGTGTCTTGTAGGTATATAGTATATATCATTTTCGTTATCAGGTATGAAGTTAACTTTGGTACCTTCATCGCGGGTTAAATTATCAGTATCAATAACTCGATCTCTTTCGGGTAAATCACGATGTTCTTGGGCGGATTTTTCATTATAATATTTTTCATTAGTGTTGTTGGGTGTACCAGTTTGTTGAAAAGAATTAGGTAATTTATTTATATCGGTGGTTTCCATTAGAAATTAGTATTTAAAATTAAAATTAATAAAAAACGCAATTTAACTAATGGGTATATTTTTTTTGTTTGAGTCGCATTTAACGGAATTTTCTTGAAATGTCACACATTTACCATTTACTTTATGAATATCTTTAAGGGTAGATTTTTTTGGTCCTATGAAATCTTTGCAGTTTTCACCAGTGCAGGCGTATAATAGTGATACAATAGCAATTCCAAATAAAACCGATACTACAAGAGACGATTTCTTGTCGTTTAGTAATCTTTTGATACTCATTATATAATAAAGCAATGTTTTTTTATTTAAACGGGTTTATAATAATTATTGTATGGGTATGTTTTTAATATTGTAGATATTGTTAGGACAATCAACTTCTTTAATAGTGAATTCGAAGCAATTTTCGGCACTGTCTACATATTGTGCATGTTCTTGGACTTTGTCGGATGGGTAAATAGTAATTTTTTCACGAACATTTGGGTATAGTTGAATTAATATTAAACCGAAAACTATTCCTAGTATAAAATATTTTGTTCTAAAAATTTTATATAATAACATTGTATAGTATATTATTATATTTAAATAATTAAATAAAACAAGATATATCAACTAGATTTTAGTTTTTATATTTTTTTTAAGATAGAATGATTTTACTGTATTAAAATGTTTAATATCATTTTCAACAATAATTTCATCATAATTAGATACTTCGTCTTTTAAGTAGTATATATTTTTTAGATAATGGTTTTTTCTCATATGTGGGTCAGATATTTTTTTATTATCTTCAATGAACTGATGTAATAGATTATTATTATTTACATATTGTTGATTATGACTTGAAAGATATTTTTCTATGGCATTGAGTTTAGAATTTTGTTTTTTATAATCACTTTCAAGTTTATTAAAGAGGTCTTGATAAGTTTCTTCTGAAATTATTTCAAAAAGTAACTTATTTTTTAGTTTAGATATTTGTATTTCTAAGTCAAGTATTGTTTGTTTTACCACTAAGAGGTTTTGGTATGTATTTTTGTTTTTCTTCACTTCTATTTTAAGATTTAAATCACATGGTTCAGTTTCATCCCCACAATACATTTTATAAACACGTTTAGATTCCCAATTTTCTATAACAAATTTAGTGCCTACATTTTTAGAGCATCCAAGACATTTTTTTTTATTAGTAGATTTATATTTTTCTCTTTGTCTAAAAAAATAATTTAAATTATCATCCATGTTATACTATTTAAATTTATTTTTTATTTTGCAATTATAATGTTAATTATTAGTTAAACTAATATTATTTTGACTAATAATTAATAGATAGAAAGAAATATACGAGATTTAAATTTATAAATTATAAAGTGGAATAAAAGATGGGTAGATTAGTTACTAAATCGTCGTCATTATTAATTTTTTCCAAATGTATCATTTTTTCTAGAAGGGCATTACGGTTTTCTTGTTCGTATAGATGGTGATTTTTCTTTTTATTTTGATATCGGTAGTAAAGGAAAAGTAAAATGGAAATAAAGAAAACAAGAAAAAGAACTACATTTAAAATTAAACTGTTGTATAAAATGTTGATATCATTTGCTTTTTTAAGTTCATTATCTATAAAGTTATATGCAGTTGTATTAATTAATTTTTGTGACATTATATATTAATTTTCGTTTTTTTTAAGTTAATGTGGTGTATATTTTAGGAACCATTTATCAAATTCCAGAGATTTTTTTTTGTTATTCTTAAATGTTTTTTGTATTTGTTTATATTTATTAGTTTTTTTAGTTCTTATAGATTTTATGGTTTCTTGTTCACCATAACATGTTTCGGTGAAACGTTTTAATAATCCAAATTGTTTTAATCTATTTTTTTCTTGTAAAAGAAATAAGAATTGTGCCAAACAAACCAATCTTTCTTTATCATAATATTCTCTTGATGTAAATTGAAATGCTAGATAGAAATACAATATTGTATCTATAGTTGCTACACGAATTTTTTGTTTATGTTTTTTATCATAATAATCATTATAACTGTAACAGGCGTCTGATTGATATATAAAAACTACGGTATCTTTATGAATTTGTATTTCGTAATGTTCTGGAATAATTTCACCTATATTCGAATGGTATATTATTTTTACATTTAAAATACCTAAAGATTCTAATGTATGTTTGACGTATTGTGCTGTTTTATTAGCATTTGTAGATATGACATCAAAATCAATATTATTGTCATTTTTTTGTCTAAAATACTTTGGCATATAATTACTATATAGTGTAAATGCGAAACCTCCAAAGAAAACACATCCTTCTCTTATAAGTGCGTCTTTAATATTTTTAAAGATGATATTTTTTTTATTGTTATATTTTTTATCTATAAATGTTCTTCGTATGTTTATATTTTTACACATATATGATTTGATTGGATAATGTTTGTTCAATAAGATTAATCTATTTAAAACCTTTTCCCATCTAGTAACATCACCATTGGGGCGACTAAGTTCAATATACATAGACATTCTTAAAAAGTTTGGTGAAGCATATTTTATATTGTTAATAGTTATGCTTTCGTTAAATAAAATATCAAAAATTTCAGTATCTAATTGCGTAATGTCTGCAATAGGAACATAGTTTACAAATACTTTATATGTACCATAATGGACCCCCGCTTTTGCCTCTACTTCAGAATAACCTTTTTTATGATATATATCGGCCAAATTTTTAGCATGTTTTAATGCATCTTTTGAGAAAAAGTCATAATCGGGAATATCAATAGTTTTATCGTAGAATTGGTCATCGTCTGGTAGAATATTATTAATAGCAGATCCACCATAACAGATTAGTTGTTTATCTACAATAAATTCTTCTACAATATTAACCAAATCCTGTATTTCCGGTGTATTGACTTCTTTGCGTTTTTGTTTTTTCTGTATTTTATCAACTGCATTTCTTAATATTTCTAATTCCTTATCTTCAAATGTACTCATATATATTAAGACAACTTAAAAACTTTTTTTTGTGTAAAATATTTTAAAAGGAGTAAATATGTTAAAATTAGAATGAAAATGTTTCTCCGCACCCACATTTAGATCTTGCGTTTGGATTATCAAATTCAAGTCGTGAACCCATTTCGTTATGTTTCCAATAAATGTGACTTCCTAATAAATGTATTAAACTTTTTCCACAAATAATAATTTTCAAGTCATCAATTATTATTATTTCATCCTTTTTTTCTGGTGTATTGTTTGATGTTTCTATATAATATTTTAAACCATTGCAACCACCACCTTTTACACCTATTAATATATTTTTATTGAAATCATTATTTATAAGAGTTTTAAAATGTTTAATCGTAGCATTACAAAAAGTCATAATTGGTTTCATTTTCATTATTTAATTAATATATTATTAAATAATCTATAATTTAAAATACGTATAAAAATAAGCGAGTAAAAGTATATAATGAAAAGTTTAATTTTTTTAGGGGATTCGTTAACAGAAGGTAGTTTATCTTATGATTGGGTTAATAATATTAATAAGGATATCAAGTTATTTGATGTTATAAATAAAGGAACAAATGGATTAACTGTGTGTACATTATATGATAAATTATTAAATGAAATAACATTTGACAATCCTGATTATGTAGTACTTATGATAGGAGGAAATGATATAATTGGTTCTATGAGTGAAGAAAATGGTATTTTTTATATGAAAATAGCTCCAAATATTCAAAATGAAGAACCTTCATTGGATAATTATGTGCGTTATTTAAGAGAAATAATAAATAAATTAGATAGGGATTTACCATTAAATACGTATTTGATAGTATTAAGTGCACCACCTATAGGGGAAGGTGGAGAAAATAGTAAAGAGTGGAAATTAGGGGGAATATTTAATAATGAATGTAAATTAATTGTAAATGATTCGACACATAGGGTTATTTATAAAGATTTGTTTAATGCAGTGTTAATAGATATGAATAAACATATAAATAAACAATACACAAATTTTAAATTGTCTATTGCAACTATGTATATTGCTAGTTTTTTATCATATTTTTTTACATGGGAAACTGTGCGTTGGATAATTGGGTTTAAATATACTACAGATGGAGTTCATTTTGGTAAAGAATTTGGGAATATATGTGAAGGTTTAGTCTTAGAAACAATAGCTGATATAGAAGATGGTTCAAAATAAATCTAAAAACTAGTAGTATAATATAATTAGATAAAGTATAATATGACAATAATTAGGGAATGTCCTATATGTATAGAACAAATATGTAATATAGGTTATGTTGTTACAGATTGTGGGCATTATTATTGTTTGAAATGTTTTATAGAACATATACAAAGCAAAACTAATACAAGTATAGATTGTCCTATGTGTAGAAATGTTATAGTAAAAAGAAATGTTATAGAAACACCTAATATTATAGATATGAGTGATGATGATACACCGATAACGGTTTATATAAGCGATATAGAATCAAATAGTTCAAGTGATGATGAACCTCCAAGACTAATGTCAGATACAAGCGATGATAATCAGGATGAAAGTGAAGATGATAGTATACAACGGTATAATAGAATACGTTCAAGATGATTTAAATATAGATTTTTCGAATAATAAAAATAAATAAACTCTAACTAATTAAAAGTAAATGGTATAATATATGTATACTATGGATGATTGTCTTAATATATGGAAGGACTACATAGAATGTGTTGATAGATATCACGATGAATCGAAATTTTGTAAACCTATATTAGTAGAATATAATAAATGTGTATTTCGTAATGAGCATTTGTATAATGTTCAAAAATCAAATATAATTGAAAACAAAAACAAGTTAACTTATTGGAATGATGAAAATTCGTTTATTTGGTGGTCATTATAAATTTTTTAGTTTGTTTATTTGTAGTGTGTTTTTATTTGAAGATTTTATACAAGAATTTATAGTATTGATGAATTTTTTAGTATAATCCTTAATATTTTTTGGAAGTGTAAGGTTATTTTTTTTAAAATATTCATCTAACAATTTATTTTGTTTGTCATTACGTTTTTTACTATAATTTTTAAAAGTACGCGTCAGTCGTGGTATGTGTGTATTTTTTAATTTATCTAATGCTTCTGCGTGCGATCGAGTATCTAAAATAACAATTTGTTTTTTTTTTAGTTTGTCTTTATCATTGAATGTTGCTAAGTCAACAGCATTTATGTGGTATAATGATGGTCTAAAACTATTTGTAGAAGTATATAAATGTGATATGTATGGCATGTAATGTGTTTTAGAACGACTTGCAATAGATTTTGTATAATGTGATGGTTTAGATGACATTATAATATAATTATTATAATATTTAATAATTAATAGTAAGTTTTAATGTTTAATTAGTATTATTTAAAAGAAAAATGGTAAAATTATTATTATGAAAAATATAATCTTAATTTTATCATTGTGTCTAACATATGGATTTGTACCTACTATGCGGTATAGGAGTATTAGTTTGGAAATATTTAAATTAAGAAATGGTGTATTTGATGATGAACCATGGCCAGATAATAGTGATGATGATTTTATACAAAATATACCCTCTGATACGAATCCAAATACTACTGCAAATGCAAATGCAAATGCAAATGCAAATTCTACAGATGATTTGTACACAAAACCCATTACAGAAACTCCTCTTAGACATATTGTGGGGAATACGAAAGTGAGAACATATTTGCAAAATTATAATACACAAAAGGATAAAAAAAGTGAAAATTTTGAAGTATTGGATAAATCCGAAATTACATTTGATGATATAGGAGGATACGATACGATAAAGGAAGAAATAATGCAATGTTCTGATTTGTTGTTGAATTATGAAAAATATTCTAGGTTTAATGTTCGTATTCCAAAGGGATTAATATTGGAAGGTCCACCGGGAAATGGAAAAACATTGTTAGCTAAAGCATTTAGTGGTGAAACAAATTCATCATTTATACAAGTATCTGGTAGTGAATTTCAAGAAAAGTACGTAGGAGTAGGGTCATCAAGATTGCGAGAATTATTTTTATTAGCGAGCAAGAATGTGCCATGTATAATATTTATTGATGAGATAGATGCAATTGGTAGAATGCGTGGTAATAGTCAAGAAAGTGCGAATATAGAACGGGACAATACATTAAATGAATTATTGGTACAATTGGATGGTTTCAAAAAGTCGAATGGTGTTTTTGTTATATGTGCTACAAATAGAGTTGATTTACTAGATAAAGCTTTATTAAGACCAGGGCGGATAGACAAAAAAGTGTATATAGGTAATCCTGATTCGGTAACACGTGAAAAAATATTAAATATACATCTAAAGGGTAAGCCTATAGAAAAAATTATTAAGTTTTCTGATTTGGTAGAGATGACAAATGGTTTATCTGGTGCTGAAATAGAAAATTTGTTAAATGAAGGTATGTTGATGGCATTGCGTGATGATCGAGAAATGATTACCAAACGTGATTTAGAGTACGTTATGGGTCGTTCTTTAGCTGGATATCAGGCTACACAAAACATATATAGTGATGATATGATAAAGAGAATAGCATATCATGAACTAGGACACGCAATTAGTGGAATGTTATCAAAATCGCATACAAAGATGCGAAAAGTACATTTGAATTTGTGGTCACCAAAAACACCTGGATATACAATATTTGAAATAGATGAAATAGATGCAAATATTTTTACAGCAGAAAAGTTATTTTCACATTTAGTTGTATTACTTAGTGGGCGTGTATCAGAGGAAATATTTTTTAACAATAGTGTTACTACTGGTGCAGGTAAAGATTTTGAAGAAGCTCATAAACTAGCAGAACAAATGGTATTGAGTTATGGTATGGGGAGTAAAAATATATATTCATTTGCTAGTGATAAATCAAAAGAATTAATTGATGAAGATGTTTCTTCGTTAATATCCGATGCATTATCAAAGTCTAGATATATATTAGAGCATAGTATTAATTTGATAGAAGAGTTATGTCCAATATTGATAAATACACGTGTTTTAACCCGCGATACAATTGAGATGAAAATATATCGTAAATATCCGCAGCTTTTTAAGTTAGATGATTGATGTTTTTACATAAATTTATAATTAAATTAATGCATCTGGTATATTTTCTAAATATGTATGACATGCGTTATAATCGTTGTAGCAGGTGTTTTGAATATTTTCTAAAACTTCAGAGAGTGTACTCTCTACTTCATTTTTTATATTTGCATTATGTTCTTGTTCATAGTTAAAGTCACTTTGTTCTTCTTGAAGCCGAGCACAATATCCACGTGTTTGTGAATCAACTGCACTATTATTGCAACGTGGTTCAGTGAAATTTTCTTTGAAACTATAATTATATAAAAATATATTAATAATAAGTAAACAAATTAAAATTCCAATAAGTAAACTATATTTGTAGTTGAAACAAAATTTCGTTATATTTTTTTTAGAAAACATATTACTTTTATATATATATATATAAGTAATAAAATAATTTGTCTGTTATTGAAATGGGAGGGCTTGGTAAGGATGTTTTATAATATAAAATTGTAGTAAGATTATTATAATTTTATATTAATAATTTATTAAAAAGGCATAAAGGCCTTTCCATGTTCCTTAAATTGTTTTTCATATTGATATGCACAGGTATTAGATTCGTCGCCTTCTAGTTTATAATTAATAGCTACAAAATTGATACCGAACCTTTTGTAATCCTTTAATGTAAGCAAACAATCGTTAGAATTTTGTAATCCATCATCAGAAGGGATGACCATTCTAGGTACAGTTATATTATAACCAGATGACAAAAGTGTATTTTGTATACTTTGTTTGTTGTAAATATTTATTTTAGAGAAAGATATTTCATTTAATACGGATTTTGTGCTTAAAGGTGTAAGTCCTTCACTGTGTAGTAAAATTATTACTTTATTTTTCAAATCATAAAGATTATATTCACTGGAAGTGATATCATAAGTTTGTAATTCATCCTCTAATTGAGCACCAGAGCTATCCGTGCTTATACCAAAATCGATATTTGTTCTTATTCTTTTAAGATAACTTCCTGTTGTTGAGTCTTTAATATGATCACCAAATATGTTTTTAATAATTTTTCCAATATTATTTGTTTTATTTTCTGTTTCGGGGCTATGTAATTTTAGAATAATTATTAGAGGGTCATTATAATTAGGGACATTAAATTTTGCATTTTTTTTAATAGCATGGTCGTTTAAAAATTTAATTACATCATAGAAATCATAATAGTTTCTAGAATTGGTTGTATATTTATTATTTTCGTTGTAATTTCCACTAACAACATATGGCTTATCATTCATATAAATGATATTGAAACAGAGTGATCTTATACCCCGTGATAAAATATATTCCAAACTATATATACTTTGTTCCCATTTAGTATTTCCTAGAGAGGTTATATAATTAAGTGTAGATATATTTTGAATAAGTGGGTCGTAAGCTGTTTTAAAAGTGTAACTTAGAAACGGTTTGTTGTCACTATCATCTAATTCATTAATACCGGGATTAGGCATATCATTAAAATATTCTTTATTGGTTTTATTTAAATTTATAAAGTTCATATACATGACATTAATAACGATTAAAACAAATATTATATATATTATCATATTTTTTGTGGTTTCGTTAATAAAATATAAGAAGGTAATTAGTATACTTAATAAAAAAAGCATAGCAGTTAGTAAAGTAATTGGTTTATATGTGGATGTTAATTTTGTGTATTGGTCTACAAGTTGTTTTTGCATATTACTATATATAATTATTAAAATTATAATCTAAAATGTATTATATTGTATATATATAATTATGCCTGGTGGATTATTAAATTTAATTACTAATGGTGAAGAAAATGTAATACTGAATGGTAATCCGACTAAATCATTTTTCAAGTCTGTATATTCAAAATATACAAATTTTGGATTACAAAAGTTTAGATTAGATTATAAAGGGATTCGTACATTACTATTAACAGAATCGGCACATTTATCTTTTACAGTGCCAAGACACGGTGATTTATTATTGGATACATATTTTGTAGTAAAATTACCAGATATTTATAGTGGTACATCATTTGATGGTAATTATAATTTTAAATGGATAGAGAATATAGGAAGTGAAATTATACAAGAAGTAGAGGTACATGCGGGTGGACATACATTACAGAAATTTTCAGGAACGACAATACATTTATTAGCAATGAGGGATTATGCATATAATAAAAAGAAAACATTTGATGCAATGACAGGAAATGTTAGTGAACTGAATGATCCTGCGAATTCTGCAAATCGACATGGACAATATCCTACTGCAAAGTATTATACTGGTTATAACACAGGTCCATCACTGCCTTCTATAAATGGCAGGACGTTATATGTACCATTACCATTTTGGTTTTGTCAAAATAGTCAACATGCGTTACCATTAGTAGCTTTACAATATACAGAAGTAACAATAACGTTTAAGTTAAGGCCTATTAAAGATCTTTTTACTATAACCGATAGTAGTGGTAATGATATAAAACCAAATTTTAATTTGAGTCATCATCAGTTACATAATTTTATAAAACCACCCACAGTAGATGGAGTGTATCCTGATACACCTACTGATTGGAATCATGATATTCATTTGATAGCAAATTATGCATTTTTATCTAAAGAAGAAAATAATGTATTTATTTCTAAACCACAGACATATTTGATAAAAGATATGTATGAAAATATATTTTATGATTTGGTGGGTGAAAATAAAATAAAAACATATTCGTCGTTTTTAGTTGTATCATGGATGTTTGGTTTTAGGAGAAGTGATGTGGCTAAGAGGAATGCGTGGTCTAATTTTACAAATTGGAAATATAAATATAATGAAACTGATGTATTAAGTGGTGGGTATACACAATTTCAAAATGGAAGTGTATCTGGTTCAGGAATTGTGTGTTCACCATCTTCTGAAAATAACAGTAAAGAGATTTTGATTAATGTTGGTATATTGATAGATGGAAAATACAGGGAAAATGTATTTGATTCTGGTGTAATGAAATATATTTCGACATTTTCACAATCACCAGGAAATTTGACAGATTTACCATTTATTTATAATTATAATTTTTGTCTAGATACATCTCCTTATAAAAGTTTTTGTTGTCCTGCTCAACCTAATGGTGCTATTAATTTAAGTAATTTTAAAGATATAGAAATACAGGCGACAACAATAATTCCACCAATACACGATGAACCTATGACTACAGTTACATGTGATCCTGAAACTGGAGATATAACAGGAATAACAAAAAATTTAAATTCAATATATCATTATACATTTGATATGTTTTTTATAGAAGAAAGGTATAATCTTTTGACAGTAACAAATGGGACATGTGGATTAAGATACGCACGTTAAATAGAAATAATTGAATAACTAGGATTTATGTTATGTATTACTTAATTTTGATACAAGATCGTTTGTTAGAAAAACAAGTTCAATAACATCTTCATGAACTTCATGGAATATAGTAATATATTTACTAATTAATGTTACAATTTCATATTTGTCAATGTCATTTAGATGGTTATTGACGTTTTTGATATATACGGTTAATTCGTAAAGTATATCAATAACGGATATTCCTGAACTAGCCATTTCGTATATAATTTTAATGCTATTATTGATATCTTTATTTTTAATATAAGCAATATAACGTTCGAAGTTTTTGTTGTTTATAGAAGTAACTATTTCATAAATTGTGTTATCATCTATAATATCATCGAACATTTTGATTTTTAACAAAGCATTTAATAAAATTTTATATGAAGAGTTAGAACAATCAACAATAATTGGAATATATTTTTTATTAATAATAATTTTTTCATTTTGAATTACTTTTTCACACAAATCACTGAGAATTTTGTTTGTAGCATTTAACATATTAATTGTAATCGTTCGTGATTTTAGTCCATTATATACTTTTAAAAAGTTTGTACAGGTGGCTAAGAATATGATATTATTAGAATATGTGTTTATATAATTGGAAATTACTTGTTGACTCACTTCACTAAATGTATCAATATCATCTATTGCAATTATTTTTTTATCTATTTCACTATTAGATGATTTTGTTTGACAAAAAAGTTTTACATTACTTCGACAATATTGTATTCCTTGGTCTTTTAAATTGTTCATAAATAGTACATTATCATCATTGTATATGTTACTGTTATTGCTGTAGTTAAAATATATACTAATTAATTTTAAAATTAGTGATGTTTTACCTGTGCCACTATTACCACATATTATAATATTATGTGTTAATGGTTTATCAATAGATTTTATATCATCGACGAAAAAATCATTAATATTTTTAGGTGAATATTTTTTTAAAAAACATTCACTCATTATAATAAATATTAAAAACAGTTTAAATTATATTCATATGGAACATTATTATAAATTATTAGGAGTGTCTAAAAACTCATCTCCTGCAGAAATTAAACAAAAATTCAGACAAATACAACTTGAAATGGATGGTAAAAATTCAAACAACAATGAAATAAAAATAATGTATAAAAAAATATGTGATGCCTATTCAATACTTAGTAATGAGAAATTAAAGGATGAATATGATAAAAATTTAGAAAGAGATATAATAGTGAAAGAGGCGGATGTAGAATCACATATAAACAGTAAAACAGTAGATTTATTTACAGTTATAGGAGAGCAATTGTTAAACAATGTTATTAAAAATGTAAGTAATTTAGAAAATCAATCTACTCAAAATACATTATCAATGCCTTTTAATATGTCAAATATGTCAAATATGTCAAATATGCCTAATTTAAATGTACAATCAATAAAAGATGTTTGTCAGAATGAACACATAGAAATACCTCCATTAATTCAAATTTTACCAGTAACATATCTTCAAGCGTATACTGGTTGTATTTTACCGATTGAAATTGAACGAAAGATATATACAAACGAGACAACAAAATCATTTTCTACAGAAAAAGAAACAGTCTATATAAATATACCAAAAGGAATAGACAACAATGAAATATTATTTTTTTCTAATAAAGGTCATGGATTTGGAAACTATTACGGAGAACTGAAAGTAAATATACAATTAATTAATCATGAAAAATATAAAAGAGATGGGTTGCATCTTAATTATACTAAAACGTTAACATTAAAAGAAGCATTATGTGGATGTACATTTATGCTAGAGCATTTAATTGATAAGTCTTTTAAAATATCAACGCACGGAAACATAATAAATCCAAATCACAAACAGATAATACCAAATTTAGGATTTCAGCGAATGGATTGTGCTGTTATTGGCGACTTAGTGATAAATTTTGAAATAATTTTTCCAGATAATTTATCAAATGAAGATATCGATACGTTAAAAACCGTATTACCTTAATAAATTTCATAGATTGATTATAATGTTTTTATATATTATGACTTCTCAGATATTTGTTAAAGATGGACCACCTATCAATATATTGTATACGTTATTAAATAAAATATGTGATAATCAAAACGATAAATATTTTATTATAACATATATATCATATAAAAAAGGTATTTTTAATGGAGTGATTGATGATTTTTATAAACAATTGTTTAAATATTATAAAAAATCGAAATCATTTTATCTTATTAGAAAAAACAATTATAAAAAATTTTTAACTATAATTCGTCAATTATGTAACTATAATGATATTATTTACACAAATGAAATAAAATATGATAAATCTACATATGAATTGATATATAAGGTTTTCTTAGGTAAATGTTTAATAAATGTGAAATAATTTACTAGTAAATATAATTTTGTTAATTAAAATATTTAGCTATGAAAATACTACTTTTCTTAATATTCTCGACAGATTCGTGCTGAAACCATCCATATTTAATACTATTTTGTATAGCAATTCTTGGAATATAGATACCCATAATATTGTCGGCAAATGGTATATTTGAATCACCTAATAATTTATTTAAATTTATCTCACCATCGGCATTATCTTTTACACCAACTAATTTATTATCAACATTGATGAAATAATTATCACCTGATCTGTTTATTGAATCTTCGAATTCTACTTCCATACTAAATACATTTACATATTCTTCTAAATCAGTGATATGTTTTTTAAGCTGTTCATTATATTTTTTACTTCCATAAATACTTTCATTTTTGTCACAGTATATTTTAAATGCATTAATATCAGTATATACAAATAAACTTCTCAAACTTTTAAGACAAAGAAGGCTGGGCGGGACAAATAGTCCACCATAATAGTAAAGTATTTTTTGTTTGGCTAATTCTCGCACTCTATTTTTTTTCTCACCACTAAACATATTAATATCTAAATCCCATTTAGGTATTAGATTAATTAGGTCATTGTCACTAATCAAACATACATTAAAAAAATCTTTATTTTTATCAATAATAGTTTGTAATGTATATTCAATATATGGTGTATTAATATTATCGTTATTTCTATCATTAAATGAACTCCATTTTCTATTGTTTTTATCCTGTGGTACAAATACCCATAAATATGGTTTTATATTTGAATAATTATCATTATATAAATAATTCTGTATAAGTTCTCGTTCGTCTGATACAAGATGTGGTGCTGCATATTTTCTAAACAAAAAACCAATAATTAGTATTGGTACTAAATCGTATAATCTATCTTTTAAGACCATTTATATAATTTATCTATATATTAAAATGCTAAGTTAATACAATTTGTTTACACATTGTATATTATTATATTTTATAATTTACATGAACATGTACATATTCGGTAAGTTAGCTACGTGATAATGTGGAATACCAAGGTGTGGATTAATCCATTCAGTGTCCCAACAATCATCCATTTGATCTTGAAGTTCTTCTTCTTTATGAGAAACATTTTGTGCCAATGGTTCAACTGACTTACTAGCAATTTCATAGAGCTCCTTCAATTTAATATCATCGAAAACCATACTTTCAAGAAAACTTTCATAGGAATCGCAGTGGTCAAAATCCATAATTTATAATAATATTATAGTTATTTTATTAATCATAAATATATTTCAATTTTTAATATACTTAATTTAGTCAGTATATCATTCTTTAGAGCCCATCGCCTTTAATACACGTTCGCTATATTTTATTGCTAGTTCTTTTAGATTTATATTTTCATGTTTTTCCGATATATTATTTTTGATATCGTTTTGAGATTTTTCCTCTGAATGTTCTTGTAGTAATGGTTCATGATTTTGTTCTATGTTTGTAGTTTCGGTGTGCGCTGTATCATTATGCATTGTATTATATAATAATTATATATGTAAATTTACTTTTATATAATAATACTTATATATAGAATATTGTTAACGGTATAATATGTCTTCTTCCTTAAGTGTAAATTTTTAATTTTTTAGAGACTATACTTAGATTTTATTTATAATTATTTTTGACATTAATTCACTATCAAATAATCCATCTGATGGCCAACCATGTATATTTACATATTCTTTAATGTATGGATCTAATTTAGGAGTAATATTTAGGTTTGCTTCTACATTTAAATTGTTTATTTTGTTGGATTTAATATTGGAAATATATTCGTTCAATGATAAGTCATTGTGTAAAATAGCATCCGCCGTTGCATATTTTGACGCACTATATTTGAATGCTTCAAATTCTATATATATTTGTACACTTTTTTTAATAGTATTGAGTGTTTTGAAATAGGTTTCGACATAATTATTGAATGTACTATATTCTTCTTTTGTTATAGTCAAATTGTCAATATATAAATTATTTGAATTGTCGTTTTCATATAGATTTACATTATCTAAAGCATATTCGGCTTTTTTCTTAATAATTTCTAGAGTTTCAGAATAAAATTCATTATTGTGTGCAACTGTAGTAAACATTTCACTAATATTTTTCAGTTCACCTTGTTTAAATTGTTGTAATAAATCCATAAACGACAAATTATAAATGTTATTGTTATTATTCAATAATTCATCATTTAATAATTGATACAATGTAAAAACCCCACATGTACTTTCCATTTTTACAATAGATGAAGTTCTATTATCTGTTCCTTCCTTCCAAAACGAACATAGTAATTTTTTATTTGCATCATTTTTATTTAATTTACCATTTTCATATCGTCTGAATACTAATGAGCCTAATTTTTTTTTAGATGATGTATCGGAATCATCCGGTGGTCTAAATATTAAAGATCCTAATGCTATATCATGCATTTATATAACAATGTATTATACTATAGGTGTAAAATAAATAATCAAGTTTAATTAAGTTTTAAAATGTTATATTAATTTTATATTAATATAACATATAGAATGTATAATTACGATGGCTATATGCAAAATATGTCTATAAAAAATAAAACTTATTTAAACTATGCAACACCAGAAAAAGACCAAAATGATTTTAAATCAAAAAGAGTTGTGAACATATTAAATGATGATGTAACATTAACTCAACAAATATATTTAATACTGTTGTCTATTTTAGCATTAAAGGTGTTATCTATTTCTATGTATTCAAAGTAAGTTGGTTTCATTTTATTGGATTTGATGCAAAATCATGTTTTTTACACCACTGTAAACATTTTGATATATTAGTATCCTTGAGACTTGATAGTTTTTCTTTTTGAAAATCATTATTTATAATACTAAGAGTATTTGAAATAGTTTCTAGTTGTTGTTGACCTAATATTGCATTTATTTCTTCTAGTTTATTTAAAAAGAGTAATGGAATATCAAAATTTAAAATAGACGAAATATTAGAACAATTGTCCAATATTTTAGGTATTAGTGATTTAAGTAATTCACGATTACGTTCCGTGTTTTTGTAGAATTTACAAACAATATATTTTTCTGAATTGGCTAGACGACTTGTATGTGGTTTGTATACATAAACTTTATCATACATACTACATAGTATATATATCAGTTCAACTGAAAGACGTGTAAAGCAATCGAATATTTTTAATACAAAACATCCGTTCTTTTTCTGGAAATATAATGCAAACAAAACCTCTGCTAAGATTAAGGGTTGTGATAAAGTTTCTTGGTTATTAAAATCTCCTGAAAAATCAAAACCACCATCGGCAGTTATCAGTTCAAATTTCTGTTTATATTTTTTTATTAAATATAAAAAATTTTCTGATGATGTTAAATCACAATTATTTATTCCTTTTTCAATATGCACATTATTATATGATTTAATGTAATTTTTATTCCAGGATGGCACACTATTATCGGTTGCATATAACGATAAGCCAACTGATTCATTTATATTAATATTTTTTTTAGAACTAAAATAATGTAAAGCTTCAATAAACCCACCGGGTGCTTCTGCTAAGTGCAATGAGTTTAATTTTTTATTTTTATATAGATCAGAAAAAGACAATACATCTAATATTTCATATAATTTAAAAAAAGATCTAGATATTGGTTGATATTTACAAATTGCTTGACGATGACCAGGAATTTTCGTATGTACAAATTCATAAGGATTCGCATATTTTTTAACATAGTCCCATTCATCTTTGCAATTGTCTATTTCTTTTTTCATTTGTTGTATATACGTATTTAATGTTGTTGAAATTAAAATTTCTTTTTCACAATATTTTAAATCAATATAATCTAAATTTAAAATAGGTATTTGATTATTTATATAATATAACGACATATTTATATTTATCCTTTTTTTTTAACTACTTTTAATTAGTACAATTGTTAAATTTTTATTACTTTACAAACGAGTTCATTACGTATGTTTGATGTGGTTAATATATTTTTTATATTTTTATCATTTTTATTATTGTTTTTAACTTCCTTTAGAAGTTCTTTATATGATTTTTTTTTATTTTTAATATTAAGTGTGTTATCATTTTCAGAGTTCATTCTAATATATATATATTAGATTTTTTTAAATAGTGTAGAATATTTATAAATCATATAAAAAAATATTGGAATATTAGAAAAATGAACTTTCTACGAAAAAATATTAAATGGGTTTGTCATCATGCACACTTAGACAAGTCAAATTTAATCGATAAAGAAAGTTTATATAAAACTACAGTTCATATGAAAGACAAGTGGTTCATAATGGAAGAGTATAAAAAAAAATATTCTAATCAAGAATTGTATGATCGTATGAACATTTCCGTTGAAAATATAGTTGCTCAAAATTGTAATCATATTCGTAGTTTTATTGATGTAGATTCTACTGTTGGATTAATGTGTGTTAAATCCGCAGTTAAATTACAAAACAATTGGAAAAACAAAGGAGTACATATCCAATTAGCAACACAACCTTTAGAGGGTTTGGCAGGTAAAGATGCAAATATAAAACTATTTGAGGAAGCTGCTGATTTGTGTGATATTGTTGGATGTTTGCCTAGTAGAGATTTTGATAAATCTGAAGAACATCTCGATATTGCATTTAGTACCGCCAAACGTTTAAATAAACATGTAGAAGCACATTTAGATCAATGCAATTTGCCATCTGAAAATGAAACCAGTTTATTTTGCGATTTCGTGGAAAAATATGATTATCGTGGAAAAGCCCGCACTGTTCATTCAATAAGTCTTGCGTGTCAACCCTTAGATAGACAACAGGAAATTGCTACACGTTTGGCATTATTAAATGTTGGAGTGATAATATGTCCATCCGCAGCAATTTCTATGAAACAAGATTCTGAACAATATGCTCCAATTCATAATTCAATTGCACCATTAAAGATTTTATTAGATTATGGAGTAGATGTTGGATTGGGTATAGATAATATAAATGATATTTTCATGCCATATTGTGATGGGAATTTGACATTTGAATTACGATTATTGGCGGAAGCAACACGAACATATGATATCAATATATTAGAAAAAATTGCAACTAATAAATTAGGATGGTAATCGTGGATGGTTTTATATTTATTTTTTTATTTTAAGTTTAATTTTCGTAGGCTTTTCTATTTTAGAAATAGATTGAATATCATCCGTATCCAATATTTCTTCTTCGTCCCAAATAACATCCTCGATGTTTACATTTCGAACCTTTCTAAATATGAAATAGTTGTTTAAAAAACTTATACTCTTTTCATTTTTAGACATTTTTATAGAATGTTGTTTACAAATTTTATCATGTAGACTTTTGAAACTACTTATTCCATTATCAAAATAATCATTTTCATTAGGCTTTTCTACTACAAAACCATAGTTCTCCATTATTCGTACGAAAAACTCAAAATTTACAAGATATTCTGTTATTGGTTTATTGATACTTTCTTGAAATATTTCTATTGCATATCCTAGACTCTTTGAGTCATTTGGAAATGTTTCGTTTTCGTATTGTTTTGAAATACTTAATAACAACTCATCTCCTTCATAACTCTTAAAATTCTCTTCATTTAATAAATTATATACAGATTTACCGTCATAACATGTACCTATAAATAATCCATTTATAGCAGTAGATTCTACTAAATTTATCATAAAGTTTTTTAATGTAATTTTATCTTTGAAAAAGTAATGTAGGGCAAATTGACATGAAATAATATTAAACCCATTAGATGCTATACCATAATTTTCTAATGGTATTTTACCGATTGTATCTTTATTTTTCATACCCTTTCCGAGTAAACTGGCACAAATTGCAGCATTTTGAGGATTTGAAAACGCCTCTCCATTTTTTATATTTTTAGATAAATCGCCTGTTAAAAATATTGCTTGTGTATCGGATGGTTTCGTTTTTTGTTCTTCAATATAACGCTTACATGCACCATCAATTTTATTTTCTATGTTATCAGTAGATACATCGATACCTAGTACAAAACGAATATTTTTATTGTAAAACCATTTTCTAATGTCTCCACCTTTTCCTACTGCCATATCTAACATTGTTCCTGGTCCCGATTCTAATTTACTCGCATATTCAATTAATTCATGTTTTATTTTATTATGAAAATACCTCATAGACGCGGTAGTTTTAGATTTTTTATATTTATTATAGTAAATATATTCTTCTTCATATTTTGGCATAGTTCCACTAGTTAGGAGTTCTTCTGTTACTGGTCTATGAATACTATGCCAATTGCTATTAGCCACATGATACGCATTTCCAAAATTTTTACCGGTTGTTCTTAGATCTAATGTTTTATCATAACGAACTTTTAAAGGAATCCATCCTTTATACTTATCATTTTGCTTTTCATATCTAAATTCAACTATCATATTTTCTGTAAATATTTCGTTATTTTCAGTAAACATTTGTTCGTTTCCATATTCATCTATAATTAATGGTATATGGCAAATATGCGTTTCTGTATCATAAGGGTTAGTTGGATAAAATAGTGCGGGACTATAGTCGTTATCTGTTGATTCCTTTTTGAATTTTCCATCAATCACATCTTTAAATGGATTTATATGACCATGACGTTTACTACTATAACCTACTCTAATGTTTATTATTTTGAATTTCTTCGTTTCGTTTTTTTCAATATAATATGTATTCGCATTATCACGTGGATATGTAACTAAAAAGTCAATTGTATTATACTCAGGTGGTTTCCATTTAAAAGATTTTGACCATGTCATTTTTTGTGGTGGTGGTGCATTATTTCCAACAGTTTTAGACCCAACCGCAAGATTTCTTGGAGTAAATATTAATCCATCGGTATTATAGTTATATTTTTCATCATTTTTTATTAACTTGAATAAGTTATCACATTCTTCAAATAATGTTGATTTTTCTTTTACTATATTAAAGTTTTTACATAATATAGTTAGTAAATTTTGATTTGATGAACTACTACGAATTGTTTGTACAACCAATTTAAGTTCATGATATCTACCATCTGATGTGTCCTTTGTTGTTTGAAATAATGGAAAGTCCATTTTTGATTCCTCTTTTACAACATAACAATCAAATGCCGCATACACATTTATAAATTTATTATTTTTATCATATAAAATATGTTCACCATCTAATATTGTATCGTATATTTCGGGATTAGATACACTTATACCACTATATTGAACTTCCAAATTTGTTGTTATAAAATATATTTTCCCATTTGATGCAATATATAATAATTTTCTTAAACCATCTGCTTTATCAGTAACTGTATAATCTGTAAGAATATTGTCTTTATTATCTGTATATAGATTTTCTAATTGTAACGTCAATGATGAAGGACCACAAAATTGTGGATATTGCATTTTTAGTAATGATGCATATGCTTTCAATATATTTTCATGTTCAGAATATTTAATTGGATAAAATGTATTCTGTATTCCACATAGTACATTCGTTATAGTCTTTTGTACTAACGAATATAGGTCATCTGGATTAAATGAACCATTTAAACATTTCTCATTATCTAACTCAATTTCTATTTCATATACTTCCGTTACATTAAATAAATCTATTTCTTGAATACTTTTATTATTTGTTACTTGTTTTGCTTTTACTATACTAAAATCAACTACCAATGGATAATCAGGATGTTTATAAGATACACGATTTATATATCTGTATAGTTTTGATGGTGTATTCATTATGAATGATGCTACTTCAGGTTCATCATGTGCTCTTATAATTTCTTTATTGTAACCTATTTTAAAATTGTAATTACGGTTGTTATATTGTGGAACTTCTTCTTGAGTTTCTTCGTTGAAAATAACAGGAGTTTTATCAGTAAATCTAACATTTGTTGGAGACTCTGTAATTAGTTTTTCAATGCTATTTGATATGCAAAAATCTTGAATGTAATGCATGTCAAATATTTCTGCACGTATTGACCCATCGTTTCCTAAAATTTTTAAAGTGTATAAACCACTTTCATTTTCAGATGTAAAATTGTTTGATTTTAGGAAACTAATTGTATTATCGTATTGTATTTTGGATATTCTTGTGGCTTTATTTGTTCCAAAACGAATTTCCAATTCATTATCTTTAGCTTTTGATTTCAAATACAAATGATACTTTAAATATTGTTTTAAACCATCAAACGTATATTTTTGACTCATTGATTATATATATACTAATATTATTAAATACCTTTTTTTCAATTTTAACTTCACATCATTCACTTTGTAAAAGTGTATTGTAAGTTTATTTATAATAGAAATCGTGTTAAATATATGTTACTAACATCATTTATATAATGAGTAGTATTGATGTTAATAATTCCATTTACCAAGTTGATGGATTAAGAACAGTTAGAAGATTAAACAATGGTAATCCATATAATGCAGCCCAAAACCTTTCCCCTTATAGAGCTAGACCAATACATAATATGGTTTTTCATGATGTTACAAATGATTTAACATTGTTAAAAGAACTTGAAAAAGAACTAAAATTCAATATAGCATCAATAAAGTTGAAATATATACAGGACAGAGAAAACGACAATTTTTATATGTTTGTACGCGCTCATCGTGAACTTGAAGACTTATCTTACGACTTGTTGTTTGTTAGATCAAAAATAAACAAAATCAAGCGTGAAAATATGCGCATTTTGGATGATAAACACAAATCTAAATTTATAATGACTATCCCACAAGATGTTGCATTTCATGCTTTTCAGGGTGGGCTAATTAGAAAAATATCTAAAAAATTTGGTATAAACACCATAATTCATCCAACACGAGATCAACAAATCGACGCAATTGTTAAAAAACTGCAAAAGAACTCAAATAAATTCAAACCAGTTTTGAAAAATGCATTTAGAAACGCTGTTATCGAAGAAAGCAAGCTAAAGGCTAGGTTGAAAACAGACATAAATAGACTAGAAGATAAAGGCGTAATCAATAATGCTGAAAAGAAAAATATAAGAACCATACAAAGTAGAATAAATACTCTAATCAACTCATTTGATGATTTATTGTTCAGTGACCCAGCGATGAAAAACATTAAAAGATTAGATACCTCTTCAAGAAAGCATATTTTAGATTACTTAGGAATGACACAAAAAGTGAAAATCTGATAAATCAATAATGCACAAAAATCATAAAATATTTTATTTATTGATAATTCATTTAAAGCCTATTAAAAAAGATAAATATATGTCTGGTTTTAATAATTCCGATGAAAATAACATTTTGACAATAAAAACTGTCCAAATAGCACCATTTAGAACGTTAATGACTGCATTAAAAGACATCTTAATAGAAACTAATATTTCATTTCACAAAGACGGATTACGAATAATAAATATGGATAAATCACATACCATTTTAGCCCATTTACATCTAAAGGCAGAAAACTTTGAACATTTCTATATTGGTTGTGAAAAAATTATTATTGGCGTTAACATGTTTCATTTGTTTAAACTTATAAATACAATTGATAATGATGACACACTTACAATTTATATTGAAAAATGCGATTACAATGAAGGAATAACTACTTATCTTGGTTTAAAATTTGAAAACGGGGATATAAAACAATGCAAAATACAAAAATTGCGATTAATAGAACCAGACGGGGAAGAATTAGCAATACCTTCTATTCAATTTTCATCTGTTATTAATTTACCATCAACCGATTTTCAAAAAATAATCAGAGATCTCAGTCCACTTAGTGATAAATTAGAAATTAGATCAGTAGACAATGAATTAATTTTTAAATGTAATGGCGCATTTGCCCAAGTAGAAATTTCTAGAACAGCAACCGAAGGAACTATGGAAATAAAAGAACAAAAAGATAAGAAAAAAATTATTCAAGGTATGTTTTCTTTGAAAAATTTGTCGTATTTTATTAAATGTACTAATTTATGCAGTGTTTTAGAAATTTATCTTGAAAATGATTTACCTTTAATAGTAAAGTATTTTGTTGCATCATTGGGTGAAATAAAGTTATGCTTGGCTCAATTACCATCATAATATTTAATACTTTTGTCGGTTATTATAAATCTTTATTGTATACTTATGTATAGTAAAAAAAAAGTATTTTCATATATATATATATATATATGAAAATATATGAAGAGTATACGCGTGGTGCTATGGCAATATTTATATTTTTATTGATTGTTTCGGGTAATTATTTAGGTAGTTTGTTTCCTTGTCGTATTCAAGACACGTTCGAAAAAAATATATGGCTTCAACATGTATTAGGATTTTTCACAATGCTTTTTTTTGTGTTATTAACCTTTCCTAGAGATGATAAAAGTCCAATAAATTTATCTCAATTGATGTCATCAACCGGAGTGTTGTATGTTTCGTTTATATTATTAACAAGAACACCGGCTTGGGTTTGGTTAATTGTATTCGTTTCATTTTTATTTATTTATTTATTGGAATTACAAAAAGATAATATGAAAATAGAGAAAACAAACAATGAAAATAAGGCCGATATTAAAAAAAAAATTGATAATTATTCATTAACTCAGGATATTTTGGCTAGTATTTCGGGAGTGCTTGTATTATTTGGAGTTCTGATATATATTGGAGAAAAAAAACTTGAATATAAAAAGGATTTCAGTTATCAGAAATTTATTTTTGGTACACCAACATGTAAGGGATATACTCATGAAAAAAATATGTTAAAGTCAATAGGTCATATATTTGATTAATTAATAATATTCTTTTTACACAAGATGTGTTGAATAATTCTTATTACACATTTGAACATTTAAAACGCCGACCTAATCCACATATTATAATAAAATAATATATATATATGATACTACTTTTAGGTATGCCAAAAAGCGGAACTTCTTCATTTAATGAATTATTTAAAAAATTAGGATATAAATCATACCATTGGAAAAAAGGAAAGCAATATATTGGAAAACTGATTGAAACCAATAAAAAAAATAAAAAACCATTATTATGTGATTTTTTAGATACAGATGTAATAACTCAAATGGATATATGTATAAACAAAAATAATTGTTATTGGCCACAGATAGTTGATTATAAACAAATAATTAATGAAAATCCAGATGCTATTTTTATACTCAATAAAAGAAATCCAGAAGAATTATTATCATCTTTTAAACGCTGGGACAATTTGTTAGGCAGATTATTTACATACAATAGTGAGATAATTACTAATAAAACTGATAAAGGATTTATAGAATTTGTAAATAAATTTTATTTTGAAATAGAATTATATTTTAAAGAAAATCCAAATCTTAAATTTATATCATATGATATAAATAACGATAAGGTTGAAAAATTGAAAAAATATATAGCTATTCCGAAAAATTGTACTTTTGAAAAAGTAAATGTAAATAATAAGAAATAGTAATATATTCGGCGTTTTAAATGTTCAAATGTGTAAAAAAATAATCTAATGTTTTAGCATTGAAGGATTTATCGTCTATCCAAACATCATAATGTGGTTTTCCCATATTTATTGACGTATACTTAACGCCCCATTTTTTTAGTTGTTGTATAGTATAGTCGTCCCAATCTTTTCCAGATTTAACTCCTCTTGCTGTCCAATAATGTACCTCATTTCCATCCTCGTACAATTTATTAAACAATAATATGTGTTCTTTTTTTGGAATACTGTTCAAATAATCACTTTGTTTCGTTTCACATATTGTACCATCTATATCAATCATAAAAATTTTTACTTTATCTAGTTCTGGTTGTTTATTTTCCGAAATACGGCGAATTATAGGTATTTTTTTTTCAACAGAAAATGATCTACACGAAAATACATAAAGCAATATTAACAATATTTTTTTATATTGCATTATGAATAATATATAATTATTTTTTAAACTTATTTAATTTATATGTTTTTTAAATATACAACCTTCGTCGGATAATCCGGGGAAATAATTTATTGCACTTGGGTTTTGAATACTACAATCACTTGTCCATATTTTTAATATTCCAAAACATTTTTTGGGAGAAAATGTAATACCATTTACAATTTGTATGTCGTCACTATTTATCAATGTCTCTCCTATACATTGATAACTCATATTTGTCCATATTGATTTAATATTATCCATGTCTACTTTAAACGAAAATGCTCCACCGTTTTTATTTTCATCAACCTCCCACATGGGTTTAATATTACCACGCATTAAAAAAAACATAACACTTTTGAATAATTCATTTGTTAAAAGCTCAAATAATGCAATTCCTTCTTCCACGTATGTTATTACGCATATTTTTTTATAACTATTATCATCCCATTCTGTATCGTTAGAGAAATGTAAATATAATGTCCACGGTTCTTGTAATCCGTGCATAAATTCTATATAATACTACGTTTATATTATTTTATAGCTCTCTTTTTCAAAGTATATACCTGAATCGTCATTCAAAAATATTGTTTTATATTCACTATCGATGAACTCCAATGAATATTTATCGTTGTCTTCCATCACTATATTTAATTTTTGTTTAAGATAAAATTTTATAAAATCTCTATTGATTGTATTACCTACTATATAATAAGTGTATTCATTATCTTGTAATTCTATGTTAATGTTTCTATTGTCATAATACAATATAATATATGGTATAAAATAATCAGTAGTTAATTTTTGTATTTCTAATTCGTCTGTTAATGTTAATAATGGTGTTGTTGTCATTAATACATTATCTTTTTGTATATAGTATTTACTTTTTGTACTTATTTCAATAAAATTGTTATGAAGATAGATTGATAATGTATTTGGTGTTAAACATATTCTGTTTTTTATTTTATTTACTAAATTAGAAGTAACCTTAAATACTTCAAATAAACATGTTTTAAAGTTACACATCATTAATTTATTATAAATATTTTTTTAATTAGTTTTATTTTGTAAAAATCATAAAATTACCGTTTTTTATACAACCTACTATATCACCAACTTCATCGTCTTCATCAACCGCATATACGTCTGAATTTTTATCATCTGTTATATAATATTGTTTCCCTTTTATAGTTTTTATATATACTTCTTCATCATCTTCATCATCTTCTTCTTCATCATCATCTTCATCATCTTCTTCTTCTTTTTCTTTAATATCTGTTGTATTTTTGTTAGCAGTTTGGTTATTCACTATTAGATCAACATCTTTAGTTGTCTCTTTAACATTTACATCTTCCTCTTCCTCTTCTTCCTCTTCTTCTTCTTCCTCTTCTTCCTCTTCTTCCTCTTCTCCATCGTCCTCCTCTTCTTCTTCTTCTTCTTCGTTATCCCTGTATACGTCTTGGCCATGCTCGTCGATAAAAATTTTTTTACGTGAAACTCGTGATAATGTATCCTCTTCTTCAGATTTTATTGAAATGTTTTCTTTGTCGACATTATGTATATTACATTTTATTAGTTTGTGTACTTCATCATCTTCTTCTTTGTCTATAATTTCTTCAATAACGTTGATTTTATCATTATTTGATAGTTGTGTTTCATTTTTTGGAATATTATTACATTGTTCAGAATTATTTGGAATTTCTTTAATGAATGATTCGTATTCATTAATGACAAAATTTAAAGGGTCTGTTTTTTTATTTTCATTTTTGCCAGTGTTTTTTTTTTCTGTGTTTTTTTTTCCAATTTTAAATTTAGGGTTACGACCTAAGTTAATTACAATTTTACAATTATTGAGTACTATTTTATTCACAGATACTGCATCCATAATGTATATACAATATAAAATGTATTGTTTATATTTGTTTATGAAAATTAATTAACGCAAATAGTATATAGGTCATTCTATAGATGGTCTTCGCAAAATTCAGGATTACTGAGTGTTATAGGTTTATCAACTAGGGTGTATCTCGAATATGTTTTGGTATTAGTCATTTTTCTAAATTCTTCTATAGAAAGGTTACCAAAGTACTTAGTTAGTGTGTAAAATGGTGAAATGGCTGGTTTGATATTTTCAGTATATGAACAAATTGGACAATATATAGAATTAAGTAAATAAGTTCTTTCAACTTTTACAGACTCGTCTATATGTTCATTAAGTAAATAGGCTAAACCACATTCAGGTGAACAAAAACATCCATATGCGATTATAGCCGTATCGGATATATTTTTAGGTATAAAAAATGGGTTTGTATTAAAAGAACAAGTACACCAGAAACAGTCTGAATGTATAGTATTAGTATCTAACTTATCTAAAATAATGTTGAGTGATTTTAATTTATCGTCATAATCTAATACGCCTGTTTGAGGTTTTTCCGTAGAGGTTTCGTTTTGTGTTATTTTGTTACACAATTGATATGCGTCATATGTAAAAGGTTCTACATATTCGATGTTTGGATTATATACTAGAGCATCAGGTTTTATAATTTCGCTGGTGAAGCATTTCATGTGAACAATTATAGATTGTTTTTGTTGATTATTATCAAATTTTTGAATATCTTTATTTTCGACTATTTTACCACCTTTTGGTTTCCTACCGCGTCGCTTAACTGGTATTTTTGGGGGGTCGGAATTATCATTCATTATATAAGGAATTTTCGGTATTGATTTAAATAGTTTTTTATTATATTGTTAATGAATAACCTAATAAATGTACCTTGGGTAGAAAAATATCGACCGGATAATTTTGATAAGATAGTTCTTAGTGATTACAAAAAAAGGATCTTTTCTAGTATAATACAAAAAAAAACGTATTTTCCAAATATGATTTTTTTTGGTCCACCCGGAACAGGTAAAACAACAACAATTATAAATATGATTAATCATTTTCATTCGCATACGAAAAAACCACTGATAATACATTTGAATGCTTCAGATGATAGAGGTATAGAGATTATACGTACTCATATTTTACAATTTGTATCTTCATCTGGGTTATTTCAAACGGGTTTGAAATTTATAATATTGGATGAAATTGATAATATGACACGTTCTGCACAATTAGCATTGAAATATGTTATAGAACATACATATAAATTGGATGTAAGGTTTTGTTTGATATGTAATTATATTAGTAAAATAGATGAATCGTTGGCACATAATTTTCTTATGTTCAGGTTTAACACACATCCAAATGAGGATGTATATTTATTTTTAAATAATATATTAGATCAAGAGGGTATTACTTTATCAAAAAGTAAGATTTTAAATATTATAAAAACATACGATTCAGATATTAGAAGTATGATAAATTATATTCAATTAAATAAAGATGATTTGAGTGTTAATTTGTTATGTGTGTCAAGTATAATAAAAAAATTATCACAATGTAAACAAAAATCTAATAAAAAAATAGTATATTTTCAAAAATTTGCAGATCAATTTAATCAAAAAAACACCGACTTTATAAAAACAATAATAAATCATTTGATGACAACATTATTATCTGTTAATAAAATTACCAGCGAATTTATTGAATCTGCATCAAAAATATATCATAATATAAATTTGGATGATAGAGTACTTATTTTATATCTATATGAGAATATAATACCTTATTCAGTAACGCTTTAATCTAATATGACTTTTTATGAAGAAATCATTAGGTGGTGAACTTTTATTTGGATCAAATGAATGTAAAGAAGAATCTAATGTATGTTTATTTGATATAATATTCAAGTGATCCTTTTTGTTGTTATTGATTTCTTTCTGTAAAAGGTCTTTTATTTCAGCGTTTATGTTATTATTCTCTTTCAAATACACAATATCCATTATATATACAATTAGATAAAAATTGAAAAAATATATTAAAATTAAAATTTCAGTATAAATAATGTCATTTGATTGTGATGAAGCTTGGGAAAATTTTTGCACAAATGTAGATAAATCTAATATTAATTCCATAATTGAAAGGGAAGAAATTACAAATGTGCAACCAATAATTCCTAAATGTAGTGATATATATATATCTACTACAACAAAAATCTCATATTTTAATAATAATGTAGACCTTTTCACTACATTTTGGCAGATACCTATTATACCATATTCTACACAATCGTGTGGTTGTGTAAAGAAACAAATTAAATACACAATATGCGATGCCGAAACATTAAAAAATATAGAGAGTAAGCTTGAAAAATATCAAGTGTATAATATGCAACAAATAAGTTATGTAAATAATCCCGAGAAAAATTTGTTCAAAGATATACGTAAAATAAATATTGGTCTTTCAGAAAAGGATATTACGTCATTACGTTCAAAAAAAAAAGGAGCGTTTTATAACTGTTATGTTTTAATTATACGTTTATTTGATAATATTCAAAATAAATATAGAGAGACTCATGTTAAAATTTTCAATACAGGTAAATTAGAGCTACCAGGTATAAAATGTAAATATTTTTATAAAACCGTTCTTAATTATTTAATTAATTTGTTTTCTGAACATTGTAATGTTAATTATACCTTGAGTGATAAACATGAAACAGTTTTAATCAATTCCAATTTCTCTTGTGGATATTGTATAAATCGAGAAAAAATGGCTAGAATACTACAAAAGAAATATAAATTTGAAACAGCCTATGATCCTTGTTCTTATCCTGGAATTATGAGTAAATGGTTTGTACCAGATTCTAAAAATAAGATTTCATTTATGATTTTTAGAACTGGAAGTGTACTTATTGTAGGTAAGTGTTGTGAAAATGATATTTATAATTTATATAACATTCTGAAAACAATATTTCTGGACGAATACTCACAAATTGTTGTTAGTGATAGTTATATTTTAAAACCCAAACCGGATTCAAAGATAAAATATAGACGTAAATATATTGATGTTCGTATTCAATAATTTATACATTTTATAATGAATCAAGTATTTCATTCAAATTATCATTATTTACATCTGAAATGTCTATTGCTAAACAATTATTTATTTGTTCATTTGTGTAATCGCTTTTCATATATTCATCAAAATATTCATATTTTTCAATTATTTCTTTAATATTTTTTGTTTTTAATAACATAGTTAATATTTGTTTATGAACTAATGTAAATTGTTTTAATTTACAAAATATATTATTTTCTAACGTTGTATTTGTTGTTTTATTTAACTGTATATCAAATAATGTTTTCTTATATACAAATAATTTTGCGTCGGTTATAGTTAAATTTAGTAAAGCATGTAATTCTGTATTTGGTCTGTTCATTTGTTCAATAAATTCAAAAAAGTAAAAAATTGTATTTTCGCTGTTTTGAATAACTAGTTGTAGATTTTTTGTTTTTAGTAACAAGATAAGAAAAATACATTCTATTGTTTCAATTCCCATAATCAAAGTCTTTATATCAAAAGTAATAGTTTTTTCTTGTGTTATTAAACTATAATGTAAAAAATATTTGTATATTGTGTTTTTAAAACCCATAACACAATCTTCGTAAGAGGATTGTAATTTTTTATTATAGTTTTCAATATCTAATATTGAGAATTGAGACATATATCTATATATATTTAAGTTATTAATTAATATAAATACAAAACATTTAATATTTAGTATAAAATGGCACAAATTGTAGAAAAAGCGCAAGAGGCTAATGAATTTCCTGGAACTACTACATTATCACATGCTTGTAAATTAGCAGTTCAACAAGACAAACCCATTTTATTAGATTATTGGGAAGATTCAGTCAAAAAAAATGTATTTTTTGGATTACGTTCAAATGAAGAAAAATTGTTAGTTAGAAGCGAGGATGAATACACTAGTCCTATTTCGAAAATTTACAAAGTAGAATCCGATTTAATTGTTTTAACCGAGAATTCAATATATATAGTTTCCGTTAATTGTCCTACTAAAAGAATAACGTAATTAACTATATCTTATAATATCTTATATATATAATATAAGATATTGATGTCTGTAAAAGATTTGATAGATTACATAAATGATTTTGATAAATCATTGGAGAGTGAAGATCTAGATAATATAGTTAATAACGGTTCTTATTCAGATGATGATTTTTTAGACGGCAAAAATAGTTTATTTGAAAAATTACTTAAGTTAAGTAGTATATTAAAAGATGATGAAAACACTTTTATAGAAGAAAAGGATGGTGTATACACCTTTAAGTTCGTTGAAAATGATGGCATCTCAATGAAAGTACCCAATTGGAAACATCCAGATGATATATTTCAAATAGGTGTAGTGGATGATGACGAAATTGTTAATACATACTTGAATTTTGAATATACATATAGACTAGTATGGCATACGCCATTTAAAGACATATCCGTAGAAGATGATGAAACAAGAGAATATTATCACGGAATGTGGATTAAACATAAAGAATTGTTATACCCAAATGGTGTAATTCCTTTAACTACCACATCTACAAATACTAAAACAGAATCCGAAAATAAAGACCAAACAGAAGGTTTTACAGATAGCTCTGTGTGGGGCGACACCTCGGGTAACGATAATAAAAAAAAAAATAAAAATAAAGATAAAGAATTGCCAGAATTATCTAGTATACTAGAAAACAAAGGAAATGGAGATCCAGTAGATATGATATTATCTAATTTTGGTAAAACTAATAACCCATATATAGAACTAGCAAAGAAAAAAAGGATGACAATGCTTGCATATGTTGATGGTAATGAAAAACCAACTTTAAATGATTTATTAAATAAACGAAACAAACTAGCTATAGAAATAAATGAAAATAAAGAGGAAGAGAAACTTGAAAAAGAAAAGGATATTTCAGAGAGAGAGAAAGACCCTTATAAAATACTAAATTTACAACATGATAGAAAGGATTTAAAACGTGAACTAGACGATTATAATGAACTCGCTACATATATACAAGATGATTTAACAAATAGATTTTTTCAAATTTTAGTACATATCGCGTGTGCAATTGGTATTATGTTATTTCCATTTATTAAAATTCCTGATATGCATGAATTTCTATTAAGTAAATGTCAAGGGAAAAAAAGTGATTCACATCTTACTGTACCACAGGTGTTTTTTGCTAGCAATCAAATGGAACCACTAAGATGGTTTAAAATATTTGGTCCTGTTTTTGGTGTTGCCTTAGGTTCAATATATATGTTGAACAGTGGGAAATTTGTATATTATGATATAAACAATAAAACAAAAGAAGCGATTGAATTTCAACTGGGTGGTATTATATTTTTATATGTACTTTATCAATTGTACTTATTATTTCCATTACACCATCCAAAGAATACTAGTTTTTGTATTAGTCAACGGATATGGGGTACTGGAGAAAATCTAACAAGTATTCTTTTAATTATATTCACATTGGCTGTTAGTGGACCTTTATTTAAATTAATTCTCAAATCATTTTATTTTATCCCAATTACTGCTGTTATAATATCAGTAATATTAACAAAGGTTAACGGTGATAGTGAGTTGTTTGATAAACACATATTTGACAATTCGACTGCTAAATATTTAAAAATATTTTCATATTTTCTTGCTATTATCTCTATATTTTTGATATCATTTGAATTAATTGATTGTCTGTTAGACCATTTGGATTCTCCTATTATTATAAAAGGTATCATCAAAGGTGGTAAAAGTACACTTGGTGTGTTTGGATTAATATTACCAATTTTGTTATTAACGTTTAATGTTTGGTCAAGTAATAAAATAATTGCTGGTTCTGAACTCGCAGAGAGAAAAAAAGTTACCAAAAAAGAATTAGCTTCAGCCGGCTCCACATTTACTAATACACTAAAAAGATGGCATGATTTTATATCATTAATAATTAAACCTATCAAGAAGGTCTTGGCCGCTATAGGTTTGGTTACTATGAAAGATGATACCGACGAGGCCGCGGCCGTCGCGGCCGCGAAACAAGCTGATGATGCACTGGAATTGCAACGCGATGCACTCGAGAAGGAGGCAAATAAATTAAGTGAAGAATCGCAACTGAAAATTAATATGATTACTCAATTAATGAAACTATGTAAAGAAAATAAGGTGAATTGCGATATTGATAAAACAATTAGTAGTGTACTAGATCAAGGTGGTGGTGTTGATTTCGCTGGCGTTGAAAGAGCAATTAAGGACCTTAGAGCCAAGAGTGGTAAGTGAAAAAATAATTTTTAGTTTTAATTAATAAATTATCTTCCTATCACTTAAAGTTATATTTTTTGTATATTATAATGAAATTAGTAATTGATAATAGAGAAAAAAAAATAATAGATGAGTTAATGTTAAGAGAACATAATACATTCGAATGTAAAGTACTCGATATTGGCGATATTCATATTTGCGATGAAAGTAATAACATTGTCTTAATTATAGAAAGAAAAACTATATCAGATTTATTGTCTAGTATAAAAGATGGTAGATATTCAGAGCAGTCAATACGTTTGTCTTCTCATGAATTACATAATCATTACAAATATTATTTAATCGAAGGACCAATAACAAAAAATCAAAATGAAGAATTGGTATATTCAACTATGTGTTCCCTTACATATTTTAAAGGATTTACATTGCTACGTTCTAATTCAGTGAGAGAAACATGTGATATTTTAATTTCATTCGTAAAAAAAATTACGAAAGAAATTGAAAAGGGTAAGTTATGTTACTATAAAAATAAATATGAATCAATAAATGATAATGTAGATAATTTAGAATATTGTTCTACTATAAAAACAACGAAAAAAGAAAATATTACCCCTGAAAATATATTACAATTAATGCTTATGCAAATACCTCGTATAAATTTCAAAACAGCATCCGCAATTGCTAGTAAGTATATTACTATATCTAAATTATTAAATATTATTCAAAATAACAAAACAGAATTATATAATGTAAAAATTTTAAACGAAAAAACACAAAAAAGTCGCAGAATTAATAAAAATGCAATAGATAATATGTGCGATTTCTTATGTTGATGGGATTATTGTCATACATTGTTTCAACCAATAGAAAAATGAAATTCCTATTCCTAATATTAATCCAAAATATTGCGTTTTGGTTGGAATTGGTAAGCTTTTACTTTCATAATCATTTGTTAAAAGTATTGTATTATACCATATTAATACTGATACCATAATCATACTGGCTAATGCTATGTATCTATTTCTATTAAAAATAAACATCTTATTATATTATTAAAATAATAATAATAATATAATAATAAGTTATAATTTTCTAATACGTCTAAATACAGGTTTATTTGGTCTATTTGGTCTATTTGATTTTTTTATGTAATATATTTGAGGGGTTCTAGGTTGTTCTTTACAACACATACAATCAAATGTGAATATTGAGTTTATATATTCTAAGAAAAACATTAGTACGTTATTAATTAGTAATAATTAATCGTTTCAATTTTATTTATAATTTATTTATAATGTTTTTTACAAATAACATAGTAGTTATCTTTTTGAATTCCAGATTCTATTATTTCAATATTATGAAAATTATTGGATATTAGATTGTCTAACTCACGTATTGTAAATAAATAATAAAATCTCTTATATGTTTTCCCAGTACTTTGATCATTCCAATCAACCATGGTGTTTTTAGAGTGTGTTGCAAATTTGGGTTGTTCATGTGCCCAAACATATATCAATGCCATTCCATTTACTTTTAATATACGAAATATTTCACCCAGTGCTAATATTCGTCTCTCTATATTAGAGAAATGATGAATAACAGCAATAGATAAAACTGCATCTGCTATGTTATCTGAAAAAGGAATATTTAGATTATCGCCTAAATAACATTCGTGATTATTTTTCTTTGCTTCGTTAAGTAATTCGTGATTATTGTCACAGCCAATAAAATTACAATCGTCACGTATATTCATATTTCTTCCATTCCCGCAACCCACATCATATATTGTACTATTTTTATTTAGTGAGTCAACAAACTCTTTTATTTTTGGCCATGTATGATATCTTGTTTTGTTGAAATGATTAGCTATTTTACTATAAACATCATATACATGTTCTTTTTCGAACTCTTCCGCTGTCATTTTATTTACGAATTTAATTACAGTAAAGCATTATAGTATTTATAATCAATTTTTTACATGAGTATATTTATATTTATGAACAAATGTATATAAAAAAACATTAACAATACAATATTATGGCTAAGGAAGAATGTATTGGAATAGATTTAGGTACTACATATTCATGTGTAGGTGTATGGCAAAATAATCGTGTTGAAATTATAGCAAATGACCAAGGAAATAGAACAACCCCTTCGTACGTAGCGTTTACACCAGAAGAAAGAATTATTGGAGATGCGGCTAAAAATCAAGTTGCTATGAATTGTGAAAATACTGTTTTTGATGCTAAGCGACTAATTGGTCGTAAATATACAGATGAATTAGTTCAAAAAGATATGAAACATTGGCCTTTTACAGTAAAAGGTGATTCGACTGATAAACCAATTATTGAAGTAGAATATAAAGGAGAACGTAAAGAGTTTTCTGCTGAAGAAATTTCGTCAATGGTATTAATGAAGATGAAAGAAACAGCTGAAGCATATTTAGGTAAAGAGGTAAAAAATGCTGTGATTACTGTACCTGCATATTTTAATGATTCGCAACGTCAAGCTACAAAGGATGCCGGTGCTATTTCGGGATTAAATGTACTGAGAATTATTAATGAGCCAACCGCGGCTGCAATTGCATATGGTTTAGATAAATCAGGAAAAAGTACTGAAGAAAAAAATGTTTTAATTTTTGATCTAGGTGGTGGTACATTCGATGTATCGGTATTATCTATTGAAGATGGGGTGTTTGAAGTAAAGGCTACTGCTGGTGACACACATTTAGGTGGCGAGGATTTTGATAATAGAATTGTTGATTTTTTCCTACAAGAATTTAAGAGAAAGTTCAAGAAGGATATTACATCAAATAATCGGGCTATGCGTCGCCTTCGTACTGCTTGTGAAAGAGCCAAACGCACATTATCGTCTTCTACAAACGCACATATTGAGATAGATTCTTTATTTGAAGGAATAGACTTTAATTCTACGATTACTAGGGCCAGATTTGAGGATATTAACATGGATTATTTCAGAAAATGTATGGAACCAGTAGAGAAGGTTATGAAAGACGCCGGATTTTCCAAATCGCAAATCAGTGAAATTGTTCTTGTAGGTGGTTCTACCCGTATTCCAAAAATACAACAAATGTTAAGTGATTATTTCGGAGGTAAACAATTATGCAAAACTATAAATCCTGATGAAGCTGTTGCTTATGGCGCTACTGTTCAATCGGCAATTCTCTCTGGTCACAATGATTCGGAAACACTAAATGAACTATTACTTCTTGATGTTACACCATTATCACTTGGCCTTGAAACGGCAGGTGGAATTATGACAGCATTAATTAAACGTAATTCGACTGTACCAACAAAAAAATCCCAAACATTTTCAACGTACGCAGACAATCAACCGGGTGTATTAATTCAAGTTTTTGAAGGTGAACGTAGTCTTACTAAAGACAATAATAGATTAGGACAATTTTCATTAGACGGTATTCCACCAATGCCTAGAGGACAACCACAAATCGAAGTTACATTTGATGTTGATGCAAATGGTATTTTAAATGTTTCGGCTGTTGAAAAATCCACTGGTAAAGAACAAAAAATTACTATTAAAAATGATAAAGGTAGGTTAACCCAAGAAGAAATTGACCAAATGATTAACGACGCCGAGAAGTACAAGGCCGAAGACGAAGAAAACAAACTCAAGATTGATGCTAAAAACGATTTGGATAATTATATTTTTATGGTAGAAAATATGATGCGAGATGACGGTACTAAGAATATGCCACAAGAAACAGTCGAAACTTTAAAATCAACTTGTGTACAAGGACGAGAATGGATGCAAGCAAACGAATCCGCCAGCAAGGATGAATATGAAAACAAGAAAAAAGAACTTGAAAGTATAATCGGACCAATTATTGCCTCTATGCAAGGAGCACCAGGAGATGAAAGTGGAGATCAAGGTATTCCTTCTCCTCCACCTGGTCCTCCACCAACCGAAAATGTAGACGACGGACCTAAAATTGAGGAGATAGATTAATTACATAACTATTGAGATTTATTTAGAATATTATTTTAATAATATTCTCTATCCGGTGTAAATGTTCCTGTACTAAAATGCCCCCATGATGTATTTTTTTTCATTTTAAAATTGTCAACATCAGTAGTTGATTTTTCTGAATCTAACTCTGTTTTATTTAGTAAATCTTTTTCCGAATTATCATATACAACAACAGTAATTACCCAGTATGTAGCTTCAAACACATAGTGCTTTATAAAACTATACATTATTTAAGTTAATAATTATTTCTTTGTATTTAAAAATAATTATTAAAATTATATGTAAATTTTAATTCAATTTTTACTATTGGTTTCGTTATAAATATATCTATATTTTTTATATTCAAACACATTCACATATTTTTTCGTGTTCTAAAAGCGTACGCCCTGATTGTGCTAATGAACAAGACGTACAAAATAGTGTTAGTAATAAATCTTCACATTCTGAACCCGGTATTTTCTTGACGTTTCTGATACCAGTTCTCACTTTTGTCGCTAATACTAGTATTGCAACATCCCCTAGCATAAATATAGTATAACTTGCACTCGGATTGTGTGTAAAAAAATTAAAATAAAATCCTAAACAATTTAAACTTGTAAACACAGCTAAACATTTGTATAGATTGCTGCGGCTTTTAGTTAGTTCTGAATATAGTAAAGATGTATACAAGAAAGGTGCAAAAAAAGAACAAAACATAGAAGGATATATATTATTAAAACAACTACAAAGCCCACCCTTCCATTGTCCAACTCCTTGTACTGTATATTCGCCTACTTCATCAACAAAATATTGTAATTCTTCTTGTTTTGGGTCGGTTTTTATTACATGTTCTAATGATTCGTATTCGCTATTTTTTGCCATTGGATATATTATGTATGTGTATTTAAATTTATTTTAAAATTAATGTGCTTATATCTCGGTACTAAATGTCTTCTTCTACAATGTCTTCCCATGTATCCGGGGCAATAGCAGTTTCTCCTTCTTCAGAATCACTATCCCAAGAATCAGGAACTTGTTCATCAATTATCTCTTGCCAACCCTCGGGAACAGGAATTGCCTCGTGAACAACTGGTTCGGCTAGTTCGACACTTTTGTCATGTTCGATGTTTTCTTCGACATGAATCTTCGCTTTTTCTTTCTTGTTCTTTTGTTTCCAAAGATAATACTTTTCATACCAATTAAGAATTAGAGTTACAAAGTATTCTTTGTCTTGCTTGTGGATGTTATACGGAATTTTTTTATCAAGTTGAGGACAAGAACCGAGATTGATGTCACTTGAATTGTATTGGGGGTTAGTATAAAACTTAGTAAAGATTTTTATTTGTGTTGCGAATTTATTTTGTTCAATACTTGTGAATAGATTAGTAAGTTCTGCCATAGGAGTTCTCGAATGAATCGAACGCTTGAGATTACCAAAGACAACGTCTAGTGTTTCGGGTGTTGCCACCCACTTGATTTCACCCCGCCCTCTTTTATGGACGAAAACATCGCCTTTGAACAACTGTGTGTTCATCGTCATCTTGCTTTTGTAAGCGGTGATAGTATCAATATTGCTCATTTTCAAAGTCTCTTTATGTGTTGTTCGGGGGAAACTCGTTATTCTCTGTATGTTTCCTATGCTTATAAATAATAAGCATAAATAAATTTCAATTTTTAGTTAATTCTTATTATCTTATTATATAGTAAAATTACAATGACAATAATCACATTTGAAAATCAGACTAATGATCCTTATATAGAACAATTCAGGCCAAATTTAACTCCTCATCAAATTTTTAAAATGGGGAGTTTTGGAGGAACATATTGGCGTCCTATTGAATCTCAAATAACCGGAAAATCTCATAAAAATCGTCATTTAAAATTCAAACCACTTGGATGGTGGGACAATATAGATAGCAATTTATTGACAAGACCATTTGAACAATACGATAAATCACTAAATAAATATAAAGTAAAATGTGGTACAACATTGGAATTTTGGGAAGAAAAAGACTGGATATCAAAACACGACCCTTATGGATGGGTTGAATGGTATTGTAATTTCTACAATGGACGAAGAATTCCCGAAGAAGATGAACGACAAATCAAACGTTGGTTGAATTTTTGTGGTCCAAAAGGACGTTTTAAAAGATCTTTGATAAATAAAATTAAAGCAAAAAAAGGTAAGTATAATGATTTCAATATAAGTCCTGTTATAAGACAAAGTTTACAACATTGGGCCTATATACTAACTGAAAAAGACCTTGAAAATTGAAATGTTTTTTCACCTATTATTTATAAGCATAGGAAACCTACAGAAAATAGCGAGTTTCCACCAATCAATACATAATCAATACATAATCAATACCCACTCAAAATGAGCGACATTGATACCGCCGAATTCCCACATCCAGCAGATTTAGATGATAATCTAAATTTTGATAACGACGATGATGAAGATACACCACAGGACTTAATAATTAATGCAGCTAAGAACAATGACCCCGAAGGGATAAAGAGAGTACTCGAAACCGGCGTCAATATTGATGAACTTGATTGGGGGTGGTCGGCATTACATTGGGTATCAACCTCCTATGATGAATGGTCAGGAACCACATTTGTTGACAATATCCTGAAAGGTATTCAATTGCTTATTGATATGGGCGCGGATGTAGATGTAGAAGGTGATATGCTCGAAACACCTCTACACCATGTAGCCAATCTTGGGTTATTTGAGAGTTGTATTGTACTATTAGATAATGGAGCGGATCACGAGGTAAGAGATAAGTTCGGGTGGACACCACTACATTATGCCGCGGCATCGGGTAAAATGCGGGCGGCCAGGGCGTTGGTTTTATACGGGGCAGACCTCAACGCACACATCGATAGTACCTGGCATTTTCCTTGTAATGACAATAGTGAGTATCAATTTTGTTCTACAGCAAGTGATATGGCCTTTAGACACAAAAAACACGATACACTGCCACACCAATTAAAAAAATGTACTACGGGAGAATATTCATATAATGAATGGGTAAAATCAAAGCGTTCAAAATATATTAACTTACTAGAAAAATGTATTCATAATATCCCCAGTGACGTTTGTGGTAATGTTATGGATTATTTGATTGATATTTCACGTGGCGCTTGGCTAAACGACGTATGGCCATTATCTGTCAATGAATAAATATTACCACCACCATTCCCAATCATTCCAATAACCCTATTAATTCTATTACATAAAAACCCTAAAGGATTTTTTACTGTATTGTAAACTGTTTCAATAAAATTTATGTGATTACTCATTTTGTCACAATCCGGTACAACATGTTCGTCAACGACCTTACATAATTTTTCTAATTTTATATTTATCTCCTCGGTGTGCTTTTTTAGAACTTCTAGTGACAAAATAGCACAATCAACCTTTCCCTCTAATTCTTCTATTTTCTTTTCCATATTTAATACATTATTTTAAAATATCCATATATTTACATAAATAATTAAAAAATGCCTCGTGGACCTGGACAATTGATTAAATTACATAAAAAAATAGAAGGCTTCACATGTTTGTGTTGCGCACCGACACCACCTAAAAAAATATTAATGCCAGACGACGATGGTACATAACACAAGTTAAGTAATTAAAGAAAAACTAATATACTACTATGCCGTTTTGTTCAATACAATAAATAATACTTAAAATATGAAATCATTAATTAATATTTAAACATAAATACAATAATAATTTCATAATGGGTAAAAAAAATAAAAAAACAAATTCGAATTCGAAGAACAACAAACTTCCTTTTGTTAGTGTATGTACACCAACATTTAATCGACGCCCATTTATTCCTATTATGTTAAAATGCTTCAATAATCAAACATATCCTAAAGATAAAATAGAATGGATTATTATTGATGATGGTACCGATAAAATAGAAGATTTGGTAAAATATCATCCCAATGTTAAATATTTCAAGTATGAAGATAAAATGACACTAGGGAAAAAACGTAATCTTATGCATGAGAAAAGTAGCGGTGATATAATTGTTTATATGGACGATGATGATTATTACCCACCCACGCGAATTAGTCATGCTGTTGAAATGTTAACAAATAATTCAAAAGCATTATGTGCAGGTGCAAGTGAATTGTATATTTGGTTTAAACATATAAATCAAATGTATAAATTTGGACCTTATGGACCAAATCATGCCACCGCAGGAACCTTTGCTTTTAAACGTGAATTATTAAAAATAACTAAATATGACGATAACGCGTGTTTAGCAGAAGAAAAAGATTTTTTAAAAAATTATACAATCCCGTTTGTTCAATTAGATCCAAGAAATACTATTTTAGTATTTTCACACATACAAAATACATTTGATAAAAAAACTTTGTTAAAAGACGCACCAAATAGATTTTGTAATCCTTCAGATAAAAAAGTTGATGATTTTTTAAAAGACGAAGAGATAAAACAATTTTTTCTTGTTGATATAGATGATAAATTAACATCATATGAACCAGGTTCACCCGAAAACAAACCTGATGTAATAAAACAAACAAATGACCTTATGGTAGAACGTAAAAAAATGCAAGAAGAACAAAATAAACAAAAAGCACAACAACCTTTATTTATGATGGACCATCCTGAAAAAGGGAAAATACCATTGAATTCTAATCAAATTGTTGATATATTACAAAAACAACAAGAAAAACTAAAAGAACAGCATATGTTAATAATGACACAACAAAATAAAATTAATGAATTAGAACAAAAATTGAGAGAAACATAAACTAATGTGCTACTTGCTCCGATACTACTTGTTTAGTTACTCTTTTTTTACGTATTTTCTTTATTGTGGACTCCGGTTGTGTATTATTTGTTTCACGTATTTCTACTATACTATATCCATCTGTTGTTTTTTTAACACACATTTTTTTATGCGATTTATGTATTTCCTTATGACATTTTTCGCAAATATTTATTAAGTTTGCAACATGATTCTTATGAAAAACCTCATTTGTAGTTATATAACCATTACTATCAGCATCTTCTTGATATTGAAGATGATGAACATCTGTCGCAATATCAATATGACAAATATCACAAATACCACCTTTCAATTTCTTTGCATTATATTCACACGGAATATAATCTAAAATACTCTTTCCTTTAGTGTTGTATTTATTCCTTATTTCATGCGCATTTAATAAAAAATCCGAAGGCAAATTCAACGATTTACAAACTTCAAGGCCATACATGCTATCTCCATGACCATCTTGTAATGTACGGTTGTATATTAGCCGACCCTTACTTCGGTCATATATAACAGACATATGTTTTATTGATAAATTTTCTTTACTAGTTATTTCATCTAATTCCACAATTTCATGAAAATGTGTAGCAAATACGTAAGAACACTTTTTATCATATAATGTATTTATTCCTGCCACCACAATACTAATTGCACTGTCTGTTTCTGTACCAGAACACAATTCATCACCTAGCACAATGGAATTCTCACATACATTTTCAATAATATTCTTAAACTCTAACATTTCTACTGCAAACGTAGATAGACCTTTGAATATATTATCATTTCCGATTATACGAGTAAATATTTGTTTGAATGGAAAGTATTCAAATTTAGAAGCCGGAGCAAAAAAACCTGCTTGTGCCATAATAATCGAAATCCCTAGTGCTTTTATAAAACTACTTTTTCCAACCGCATTCGTACCAAATAACAATAGGCCTTTGTTTTTTTCATCAAATTTAACATCATTTGGAACGTATAATTCATCCGTTAGTAATTGTTCTATTAATGGATGTCTCAATTTTTCTATGTTTACAAATGATTTATTATTATTATCAATATTAACTATTTTCGGTTTGCAAAAATTGTATTTTTTAGAGATATGTGCAATATTCAATATATAATCTAAATGACCTACAAAATTGCTGAAATTCAATAACACATCACTATACTCTTTCAATACATTTTCTATAAAATCATTGAATATTTCCTTTTGTGAATTAATCATGTTCGTATGTGATGTTGTCATATTTGAACATATTCGTGTAATTTGTGTATTACATATATTTAATTTATCTTTTATATCTGGTATACATTGTATATCTGTTATGGTAAAATTTTTTTTTAAACTTTGCAAAAAAATTGGAGATGATAATAACGATTCTTTGTCTTTGTTATCATAAAGCACTGTTGCTCTTTTCTTAGTAGCAATCAATCTATAACCACCCTTTTCTTTCTTACTTATATCTACAAAATCATCATCGTTTCTTTTGTTGTTTTTTAGAGTTAATTTTTTAATCAAATCACTTAAGGTATTTTTAATCATATTCAAGTCCTTATCCGTATTTTCATATATAATCACTATATCATCATGTGTTTCCGAATATCCTTTTTTTATTAAATTTTTTTCTGTAGTGTACAAAGAACCTTCTTCGAAACACAATTGTATGTCAAATACCTCTTCTATATTTTCTAATAAATTCATAATATTGGTTTGTATAGTTTCCATATCAATAGTATTTACTTTTTTGAAATATGTATTTAATGTATCGTCATTAATTATTGTTTCATATAATGTCATTATTGTTTTAAGATCTTCATGTAAGTAATACATGTCTAATGGAGTAATTGTAGATAATGCTATCTTTCGTATGAATTTTTCTAAGTCTTTAATATTTTTCATCTCTTTACGTGTATTTTGAATAAATTCAGACGACTCTATTATATATTCTACTATATCATATGTATTTATAATTGATTCACTCGACACCTGTGGATGTACAATATTTGTGTATGTTAAACGTTTCCCCATAGAAGTTTCGCATTTATTAATCAGGTTAACAATACAAGAAGTAGTTGAATTATTTACATTTGAATCGTTTATTATGTTTAGTTGTTGTAAAGAATGGTTAGCCAATCTCATATTTTCCGAATTATTTTCAAATACTGGTGGTTGTATATTAGACACTAGATTTGGATTATGTCGCCATACCCAATCTAACAAAAATGTCATAGACGTAATCGCAATTGTATAATTAAAAGACAACGATTGTATATTTTTAAAATATTTTTTAAATATTTCGTATTGATATACTTGCTTTTCACATTTGCTAGCGCGCACAGTTTGATTGTTTTCAGTATCGTTAAGATCAATTATAAATTTGTTGCGATTCAATGAATTTGAAAATTTTACTAAGTTATTTATAAAACAATTATTTTCAGAATGAATAAATATTATTTCATTTGGATTGTGTATTGAAACAAATCGTTCTGTTTCATCATATGTAGGTGATATTTTGCTTTCTGTGTATTCATACAAAACACTTTTTCCAGTAATAACATCAATATTGGACATACCTATTATATAATTTTCTTTTGTAGTAAATACCCATACACAGCTTATAGAATTTGTTATTATATCAGATTGATCGTGTGGAAAAAAAGTTCCTGGTGAGTATATATTTTCTAAAACCCGTTCCATTTTATTACCGTCTTGTACATATACCGCAACAGTATAATTTGCATTTTGTAATTTATTAACATATTTATCCAATACATATGTTGGACTTCCTGCTTGCCAGTATTTCTCTGTTTTATTCCCAAGTTTAAAATCACACACTTTTGCTATTTCGTGTAGACTTGTTGTACAATTTTCCTTTTCACCATATATCTCGTAGAATTTACCATTTTGCATAAAAACTACACTATTTTCACCGTAATCGTCCTTTAATTTTTTGCTTTCATCAAAATATTGTTGCATCATTTCTGTTTTGTCACTTTCCATTCTCTTATATATTTAATAGTAATGTTTAAATATATATTATATATTAAATTATTTAAATTATGACATTGGTTAGCATATCGACATACCAATGTATTGTAAAATTATAGCTAATTTACCAATCAATAAGATTAATTTATGTTCTTGATAAATTTTCTAAGTTTCTCATTGTCTCTTTTAACATAAACAGCAACTTCTCTTTTTAATTTAATTAAAGATGGCATTCCATTAAACTCTTTATCATTATTAATTATATATCTTGGCCTACCTCCGTCATTACTACAAAAATGGTTATTCAATGGAAAAAAATAATCTGGTTTATATACGTCATTTATCCAATCGTCGCAACACCAGTTTATTATTTCGTTTGGAAAAAAATATCCAAAAATTTCATAATGTTTCTTTGATACGAAACATTGTGTCAGTAACCGTACATTATTATTTATTGGACCAACCAATCCAATACCCCCGTGTTTTTGTAATATCTTAATACAGTCATTAACCCACCCTTTCGTTTTAAATACTATATCATCACCACATTGAAAAAAATAATCATTATTTTCTTTATATGCTATATCAAATAGTATATTCCACATTTTTGTTAAATGTCCCTTGGATACGTCATCTAAATAAATGAATTTGACATTAATGTTTTTCATTACTTTTAAGAACCTACCTATTTCTTGTTGTATGTTTTTATCATCAAATATTTTGTCATTTCTATCAATACCTAAATAAAATGTGTATATATGTTCTTTATCGTATGATAAAATAAAAGTCTTTAATGTCAGATTGAAGAGGTACGTATCTTTAAAATTTGTCCATTCCCTTCCATTACTTGTGCATGGAATAATAATGGCTATTTTTTTGGTCATGTTTTATTTATATATAGATTTAATACTTTAAACTACTTAGGGTCATACAAATATTTTTCATATACGCTTTCTGGTATTGAAACATTCTTTTTTTTTAATATTGCCATGCTAGACACTTTTTCATAAATAGTATAATAATTTAAAATTTCACCATACATATGTTCACGACCAAAAAAGTCGTCAAATATAACAATTGCGCTTTCTTTAATATCACGATGGATTTGTAATGCACAGGACACTCTAAATCTACCATCAATCAAAATAGTATCAATCTCGTCCAATTTTATAATATTATTTATTTTTGAATATTTTTCTATTTTTTCTCTCGGACAATTTTTTCCCGGATATCCCCACGTGTTATCTATATTTTCAATGTCAATATGAATCATTGTAATTTTATTATTTATTTCATTTTCAACCTTTTTACTCCATTTTTTTTCACTTTCTATAGAAAATCCAATGCCTTTAATATATTTTGAAGCGGCAATAGTAGATCCACCGCAACCAAATTCTAAATAGTTATTCGTATTTTTTAAAATATGCACAAGTTTGTCTTTTTGTCTCTCTGGCATAAAAATTTCCATTTTATATACATCTTTAATATTTTTTATGCATTCTATACAAATTCTTTATTATTTTGTATAATGTCATTATCTTTTCTGATTTTCTATGATTTCTTGAAATAATATTATTTATTTAATGCATTCAATAAATTAGCATTATACTCTAAAATATTTTTATACGTCAATACATTTTCTACAAATTCTTTATTATTTTGTATAATCCTTTTATCTGACATTATGTTTCTATTTTTAATAATGTCTTTCAATTGTTCAATCGTTGTGAATGAAATATAATTTTGATTATCATTTAATAAGTAAGAATAGAATTCTTCAAAAGGACAAGGATGTACAATCGGAACACTATTCATACATAGTAGTAATCTTGCACGGTCTGTTCCAGCATCTTCGGGGGATAAAAGCATTGGATACTTATATTCAAAATGTTTTGAATAAGGTAGAAACTCTCTTCCGCATTTATTTATATCAACTAATATTCGTGGAAGTTCTTTGCCCCATAAATATCCATCACAAATATTCAAATTATCAGGCAAAAAATCAAAATATTTTTTTCTCATATTACCTTTTTTACTTCCCGCATAAAAAAACATATTTTTTTTACCTTCAAATGGTATAGTATCATTTGCAAATATAAAAGATTTCGTATCTTCCCATCTTACACCGTCGCAATTCTCCCGTTTCCATATGTAGTTGTGCATCAAATTGTCATTTGTAAAACGAAAATTAGGTAAAAGAAAATACCCTTTGTTATTATTTATTGGACGACATAAATTAAAATGTCCCTTTCTGGGCTGATCACTAAGGTTTATTTTCAGCTTACAATCTTTTACTGGGAAAACCTTTAATGTATCCTGAATCATAACATTCCACGCTAGAGATCTTTGTTCCCAAATGCGACTACTAGGAAGGTTTTTTATAATCATATTATTTTTTATTTCAATAAAAAGTACTTCACCATTAGGAGGTTTTTTGTTTTCTTCTCTATAAATCGTTATATTTTCTTTATCGCTTTGATTTTCGATGATTTCTTGAAATAACATTTTTATTTGTTAATATTATATATATAATAAGTTTAATAATATTTACCAATAACAACTATTCTCACATAGTCTTGGATTTTTAGAAAGAGATTCTGGTCTATCTTCTTCCTTTACAGAACACCATTTATCATTAAACATTTTCGAAATTACAGGATGGTTCGTCCATCGGTTTCCTTTAATACCAAAATATAATTGTAATCCCCCACCAATATACATAACGTTTCTGTTTAATTCTTTATAAATAAAATTTGCTGTAATCATACCAAAACCGCCACAACTTACTAATGCAATATCAAAATCGAATTTTTCACTTATTTTAGATATTTCTTTTTTTATAATTTCATAATGGTATATCCATGAATTATTATCATGATTCCCACCATTTTGTTGTGGTGGTTTATATATATAGAATTCAGTAGTTTCATGAAAAATTGACCTATCGAAAATTTCAGAGTGAATTGGTAATTGTGATTCAATTGTTTGTTTATGCGATGAAATTATTAATACTTTTTTATTCATAAAATATTCGTTCATTTTGTATTCATCTTCTTGCATAAAATAAAAAGGCTCCAACGCTTGTGCACATATTCTTTTCTGATCTGGTATTATCTTATTAAGAAGGTTATAAAAATTTTCTGCTTGTTTGTACATACCACCCGACCATACTGCTAGAAGCGAAGCATTTTTACATGATTCTGTGTATTGTTTAACATAAGACTTCAAGTCATCTGAATTCAAGAAATGAATTCCGGCTGTTCCTAACATTTCTTGAATTAAATGATTTGGAATGTTTTCTTTGGAAAGTACTCTCCCACACAAATTTGGCTCATTTCCCGATAATCTACCAATAAAGAATTTTTCATTTATACTATCTTTATCTAATATGAAATTTTGTAAATAAAAAAATGAATCTAGTTTTTCCTTTTCTGTAAAGCTCTGTGATATATTTAAAAAATTCATTTTCTCATAATTATAATTATGATTTTATATCATATTAGCCTCCATTTAAATATAAATTTTAATAATATTATTATTATTATTACAAAATATGAATAAACCATCAAGCTTTTCAACAATATGTACTTCTAATTGTGCATTTGAGTTAATCGGATTGTTATTATCTCTTTCCATTTTTCATACATATGAAACAATTTATATTCTAACCGATACTAAAACAAAAAATATGATAGATGGAATGACTCCTAAACCAAAGTTGAACATTAAATGGTTTCTTGAATTAGACAAATATGATGGAATGAATAGGCATACTATGACTCAAAATGGGATATGGTCTAATTTTCAAATGGGAAAGGCAACTATTATAAACTATGCTTTGAAAGAAGAACACGACACTTTGTTTCTTGACAGTGATATCATTATAACTGGAGTTATTGATAATATAGATAAGAATAAGAACATAGGTGTTTCTCCACAATTTATAACACAGGAACATATAGATAAAACAGGATATTACAATGGAGGTGTTTTATGGACTAATCATAAAGATGTTCCTGACGACTGGATAGAATTTACTAAAAAATCTAGATATTTTGACCAAGCATCAATTGAAACTCTTGTTGAAAAATATTCTTATTTTGAATTTGGAGAAAATTATAATTTACAATGTTGGCGATATTATTTGTCACCAGAGGGAACACGTCAAATTTCTAATAATATCACATCTATACCGAATGATACAATATATTATAAAAAACAACCATTAAAATTTGTTCACACACACTTTTTAGATAAACGGTTTGACTTATTCAACAACAATATAATTCAACATTTGAATCGTGCCAAAATGTATAAAATATTGGCAATTATATTTCGTATTGTAAATAAGAAATGGATTTTGAAAATACCAAAACAACCCATGAAAGGAATGGGGTGGCACAATAATGATAGTTATAGAGAATTACCATTACTTATGAAGTTGAAAAATAAAGATGTTGATTTAATTTACAGCGACAAGACAATACATTGTTGGTTAGAACCAAATATTTTGACTTATGATAGACCTACATTAGAATGGTGTAATGCCGAAATTCATAATGCTTCATTGATATTACTAGGAAATGGCGATATTGAAGTAGAGGGAAAACAAATAAAAAAAAGTATTAAACATATGAATGTAATGTCGTGGATATTTTGGCCCAGAAAACCTATGTTAGTTGAAAAACTATTACACAAACATCCTTTATTGAATTATAGCGAGCGTACAATAGAATCTATTTTTATTGGTAATTTTGAAAATAATGTTCAAGAAAAGTTTCGGAAAACAAACACGAGGTGGGAAAATGTTTTGGATGAATATCATTGTACAAAGGGACAAACCCATAAATTTACTCATGAAGAGTATCTTATGAAACTAAGTCAGTCAAAATATGGATTATGTTTGCGTGGATATGGAAGCAAATGTCATCGCGAAGTTGAATTGATGGCCTTTGGAACAGTTCCAATCATAACTCACGAAGTATCTATAAAATCCTATATGAACCAACCGATAGAAAATATTCATTATATTACAGCAAATACACCAGAAGAATTAAAAGCGAAAATAAATAATATAGACAAAAACAAATGGAATGAAATGTCAAAAGCTTGTTCTGAATGGTATCTTAATAATATACATAGTATTAATTGTTGGAATAATATGATAGAAAATATATTGTACACATAATAAAATATTTTTGATATAAAGCATTTTATTATATTATATTATTAAATGGAAAAATTGGGCACAAATTATGGCGGATGGTATATACCCAAAAATATAAATCTTAATAAAAACAGTGTTTTATATTCAGGTGGTGTTGGTGAAGATATGTCATTTGACCTTTTACTGAACGATAGACACAATTGTAAAATTATTTTAATTGACCCAACGGCAAGAGCATTGAATCATTATAATGAAGTAAAACATTTTTATAACGACAAAAGTAATTTTAATTTTAAAGGAGGTATTCAGCCAGATTATAATGAATGCATCAAAAATCTAAACCCAAATTTTGATAACTTTGAATATATAAATGAAGGGTTATGGAATAAAAAAGACACTTTAAAATTTTATAAACAAACAAATGAAAAATATGTTTCACAATCATTAATTGAAAATATGTTTGGTGAAAATTACGACACAATTCAAGTAAATAGTATTAAAAATATAATGGAACAACGTAATCACAAACAAATAGATTTATTGAAATTAGACATAGAAGGTGCTGAAATAGAAGTTATGAATCAGATGTTAGATGATAAAATATATCCAAAATATGTATTAATTGAATTTGACCTATTAATAAAGAATAAAGATCCTGAAGAAAAAACTAAAAAATTAATTAAACGTATGATAACTGAAGAAAATTACAATATGTTAATAAATGATAATCTAAACATAACATTCGAGAGATCTTTGTTCCCAAATGCGACTACTAGGAAGGTTTTTTATAATCAAATATAAAATAAGTTAAACATGTATTTTTAAATAAATCATAATGAATATTCCAATTATAATTTATCATTTGGGTTACAGAGATTATGTTCCGCTTTGCATGAAACAAGCATTAAAATATAACAAAAATGTGATTTTGATAACAGATGTGGTAGAAAAATATGAAAAAATAGAAGGCTTAACATTAGTTAATTCAAATAAATATATGGAAAAAATAAATACTTTTCAAAAATTATATATTCATTTATCTACAAATTCACATATATTAGAATTATTGTGTATTATAAGATGGTTTGTCGTATATGAGTATATGAATGAAAATAATATCGAGCGCGCATTCATATGCGATAGTGATATTTTAATTTATGATAATATTACAGAATTGAATGATAAATACTTGAAACAATATCCATTTATGTTATGTAGCTCCCCATCTAAGAATCTAACTGGCAGCCAATCTGTATGGAATTTATCAGAATTAGAAAAGTTTGTAAATTTTGTCTTTGAATTTTATGAAAATCAAGAAAATATGACAAACACGATTGATTGGTATTCTAAAAACAAGTCAGTAGGAGGAATTTGCGATATGACTTTATTGTATTATTTCGCACACAACGAAACCAAATTCAAGGGATTACGATTACCAAATTATCCTACATTCAAAATGGAACTTAATCAAATATTTGAAAATGAATTTACGTTTGATTTGCATATGGATTCTGCAGGAAATCATGAATATCCTGAGGATTGGGAAATGAGTGAACGCGGTTCAAAGAATATTAAATATATTGATGGTATACCATATTGCCATAATAAAAGATTAAAAAAAGATATAAGATTTATTTTATTGCATTTTCAAGGTAGAAATAAAGCCATTATGAAAGAATATTATATGAAACATTTATTATAGAAAATATATAATTCACGGATAAAAATCTTCATTTATGCGATAACTAATTTGCGGACTTCCCAATTGCGAAAAACGTCGGTTGTGTCGATACCCAAAATCGGTCTTCAATTTGAACTCTATATTGGAAAGAGGACATAATACCAGACAATAGTTACAAAAACACCATACTGAATTAATAAAATAACCCCAAGTGGTTTCAATATATGAAAAAGGGTTGAATTGGTTACATTATCTGTAATAAAAGATGAAGCGAAATTTTCTTCTGTTTCGTAGTTCAGAAATTTATTATATTCGTCATGATTGCTTCTCCAAAATTCCTCTTCTTCACGCATCATAACGTCTACTTTATTGTTATGATATATAAGGTCTTCGTTACTGGGGACATTAATTTTTAGTTTGTAACGATTTCTTAGTGCCATTTTATTTTTACAATTAAAAATATAAAATCATAAATACAAATATTTCAATTTTATATGAAAATGCATTAAAAATTGAAAGCTAAATAATTAACAACTGTTCCATAAATGAATTCACCCATATATATTTTAAATGTGGCAGCTTGGTTTAAATCGACCTTTATTCAAGATGGTAATGGTAAGATAATCCTATCACATCCCGCATATGAATCTCCAGGTACTATTCATTATGGTATACCGGATATTATTAAGAATATAAACAATAATGACTATCATGCAATATTAGACCATATCGAAAAGGCATGTAAACAAGGTAACTGGGTATATTCTGGTCCTAATGTTCCTAATGAGTTATTTTATCTAAGGATTAATTATGAATCAGCTAAGGCAGAATTATATATGAATTCCATCTATGACACAACAGAACTAGAAGAGTTTTTAGAACCGGTAACAAGGACGGCTAAAATGTTTTCATTGTCAATTCCTAAGAGCGAATTTATCAAATATCTTCCAGAAAATAACTGGTATTATAAGTTTAATAAATATGGTGATCAAAAAATGTATCTTGCTTGGGAAAACGAATGTCTTCGTAAAAGAGTAGAAGACCTTGAAGTGAACCTCAGAAATATTATCCAAAAAATAAATAAACAAAATTAGTTAAATAAATTTCCAATGCTGTAATATAAACTATGGACGAGTCCTGGTTTTTTTACATTATAAAAAACCGAAATTGCACATACGCCGGTGTCTCGCCTACACCGGTTAAACGTTTAAGACAGCATAACGGTGAGATAAAAGGCGGTGCAAAGTACACTACATCAAAGGGTTCGGGATGGAAACACATATGTTTAGTGAAAGGTTTCGTGGATAAAATACAAGCGATGCAATTTGAATGGGCCGTAAAACACGTTCCACCAAGGGATGTCGGTGGTATTGAAAATCGTATTAGAAAATTGTATGTGGTATTAAACAAAGAACATTGGACATCTAAATCTCCACTCGCGGAAGAAGTACCACTTGAAATACATTGGTATGATAAACCCGAAACAATTCCAACATATTCATTACCAAATTATGTTAGCGAAGTCACAGAACCTTTTCTAATAAATTGAAATACAATGCTATGTATTTAATATAATGTAAATATAACATGAATTATACAGTACAAATAGAGGAACACAAAATAAAAGTAGCGGAACACAAAATAAAAGTAGCGGAACACAAAATAAAAGTAGAGGACCACAAAATAAAAGTAGAGGACCACAAAATAAAAGTAGAGGACCACAAAATAAAAGTGAATGAATATGAGAGGAGGTTTTTATAATGGGATTTTAGTGAGTGTGGTGACAAATATATAAGTTAATAATTAAAACGCACTTGACTCCTCGTTAGCGTTGAAATTATGCAATAGTATTTCTCCATTTTTATTTTTTATTCCTCCTGATAATTTAGTAGCCTTGTACATTTCTTTTAAAACATCTATTGGTGTATTTCCTCCGCATTTTATAAGACAATTATTGTATAGTTCATTTTTAATATCCGTGATAGGTTGTTGTTCTAAATCTCTTATATATTTTTTCACCTTTCTACGTGATTTTTTTCCTTGTATACGAACCCTAGTAGTGCGGTTTCTTTTATCTTTGCCCAGAAAATATTTCGATTCGTGTGGTTGTTTAGTTAAAGAAGGTTGAAGTGGTGGAGGAATTTGTTCGGGAATATTGTTATTGGTATTGTTTTGTTGTGGTGAAAAATTATTATTATTCATATATGTTCTGTATGTAGGGAGAATTCCATTTTTTAAATTACCCCAATTAGGATTTTCATTGTTAGTGTTCATTATCTGAGTAAGTTGGGCTAATTGATTAGAAAAATTAGTATCTTCTACATTTATTTCATCGGAGGGTTTAGTTTTTTTTTTGGTATTCTTTCTACTTTTTTTCCCAACATTCCAAAAATCTTCGTTATATTTAATTGTTTTTTCAGGTGCGTTATCCATTACATTATATCAGTTTTATATTTTTAAAAAATACTTAAAACGCAAAAATTGAAAAAATATAATTAAAGATAAATTAATGTAATAATTATGTCAGATTTAAACCAAACCGATGCTTGGACTATAATTGAATCGTATTTTAGAAATCATCATCTCGAACGACTTGTTCGACATCAGATTGATTCGTACAATTATTTTGTACAAAACCAAATACAATCAACAATAGATATGTTTAATCCAATTAAAAACATTCATTCTGATAATGATTTTAATGCAGAAATGAATATGTATAATTTAGATCTTGAGATTGAAATGTTGAATATGAAACTACATCGTCCACAAATATACGAGAATAATGGTGCTACAAAACCAATGATGCCACAAGAGGCTAGATTGCGTAGTTTTACATATAGTGTTCCAATTACGGTTGATTTATTAATTAAAGCGCATGTCCTTAAAAATGGTATTGTTGAAACAATAGAAGAACGTATACATAATGTTCATATTGGAAAACTACCAATTATGTTGAATTCATGTATATGTAATTTGAAGTTAATTAAAACAGAATTAGTTGGTGAAAATGAAGAATGTAAGTTTGATGCAGGTGGTTATTTCATTATAAATGGTTCAGAAAAAACAGTTTTAGGTCAAGAAAGAGTTGCAGAGAATATGATATTTTGTTTTCCTAGTAAGAATTCTACTAAATGGTCTTGGACCGCAGAAATAAAAAGTATACCCGACTATAAACAAATATCTCCAAAACAAATTAGTGTTATGGTATCAAGCAAGAGCAATGGTTATGGTTATGGTATTTATGTTCAATTAGCACGAATTAAACAACCAGTTCCTTTATATATATTGTTCAGAGCACTCGATATTATATCAGATAAAAAAATATCAACAATAATTTTATTAGATATTGATAAATCATCAAATGAAACATTGAAACAATATTTACAAGCGTCAGTTGTGGATGCGACTACAATTTTAACACATGAAGATGCTATAAACTATGTTACAAATTTAAGTATATACACTCCAATTAACATGACAGCTGAACAAGGTAAAAAAAAGAAACGCGACTTTACAGAGGAAGTATTGGATGCAGATTTGTTCCCACATTGTACCACAAGAAAAGAAAAGATATACTTTCTTGGATATATGGTGAATAGATTACTACAAACAGTATTAGGTTGGAGAGATTGTGACGATAGAGATAGTTTTCAGAACAAAAGGATTGATACAGTAGGAGTGTTACTTAATAATTTATTTCGTAATTATTTGAATAAGATGGTTAAAGACATACAGAAGTCTACAATAAGAGAAATTAATACGGGTTCATGGAGGTCAACAGCTGATTATTCGAATATTATTAATAACACAAATGTTTATAAGATTGTAAAATCTACAACTATTGAAAATGGTATTAAACGTGCACTTGCAACAGGTGATTTTGGAATAAAACAAATAAATCAAAATAAAGTTGGTGTTGCCCAAGTATTGAATAGGATGACATATGTTTCAACACTTAGTCATCTTAGACGTATTAATACACCAATTGATAAAAGTGGAAAGTTAATACCTCCAAGAAAATTACATAACACAACTTGGGGTTATTTGTGTCCAGCCGAAACCCCTGAAGGTCCGTCGGTAGGGATTGTTAAAAATTTAAGTTACATGACACTAATTACCATACAATCTATTTCAAGCCCATTACATCAACATGTTAAGTATGGAATTATTGATATCAATTCACTGGATTTGGACGAGGATAATTCTAATATATTTGATAAAGCAAAAGTATTTATCAACGGTTGTTTTGTGGGGATTGCAAAAGATGCTTATACACTATATACTGAATTAAAAGAAAAGAAACGCAAAGGAATTATAAACTTTTATACGTCTATTATATTTGATTACAAAAATAAAGAAATAGTAATCTGTAACGACGCAGGAAGATTAGTACGACCAGTATTAATCGTAAAAAATAAGAAATTGGAACTCACAAAGTCTATCATTATGAAGTTGAAGTCAAAAGAGATTGATTGGTTGTCATTATTATCGAGTATTAATTGTCCAAATCCTGTAATCGAGTATATTGATCCAAAAGAACAAAATAACACATTGATTAGTATGTATTGGAACGATATTAATGATATAGATAAAAAATATGAATTTTGTGAAATTCATCCCAGTACAATCTTCGGTGTATTAGCATCATGTATTCCTTTTCCAGAAAACAATCAATCTCCCAGAAACACTTATCAATGTGCAATGGGAAAACAAGCTATGGGTGTATATGTTACAAATTATCATCACAGAATGGACAAATCGGCATTTGTGTTATCATACCCAATGCGCCCTTTTGTTGATACTAAAGTAATGAACATTTTAAAACTGAATGAAATACCATCTGGATGTAATGTTATTGTTGCGATTATGACCCACAGTGGTTATAATCAAGAAGATAGTATTTTATTTAATAAAGGTTCAATTGAACGTGGACTATTTCAAGCTACTGTTTATCACACTGAAAAAGATGAAGATAAAAAAATTACTGGCGACGACGAAGTTAGAGGTGTTCCTGATAGAACTAAAACAAAAGGTATTAAATTTGGCAGTTATGATAAAATTAATGAAAATGGTGTTATAGATGAAAATTCAATTGTTAAGAACCAAGATATTATCATTTCAAAATATGTACCAATTAAAGAAAATAAAAATGATAATACAAAGAAAATAAAATTTGAAGATCAAAGTAAATCTTATAAAACTAATGAAGATTGTTATGTTGATAAAAATTATCTACAGAAAAATGGTGATGGGTATAATTCTTGTAAAATAAAATTACGCGCACAGAGACAACCTGTTATTGGCGACAAGTTTAGTTCTAGACATGGACAAAAAGGTACTATCGGAAATATAATCCCAGAAGATGATATGCCATATACACATAATGGTATAAAACCGGATATTATTATCAATCCCCACGCAATACCTTCCAGAATGACAATCGCACAGTTGAAAGAAACTTTATTAGGTAAAATTCTTGTTGAAGTTGGTGCATATGGTGATGGCACTAGCTTTGGTAATACAACTGTAGACGATTTATGTAAAAAACTTGGATCTGTTGGTTATGAATCAAAAGGTAATGAAATTCTTTACAATGGAATGACTGGTGAACAAATTGAGAGTGAAATATTTATTGGTCCATGTTTTTATCAAAGATTAAAGCATATGGTACTAGATAAACAACACAGTAGGTCCATTGGACCAATGGTTGGTCTTACTCGTCAACCAGCTGAAGGCAGAAGTCGCGATGGTGGATTGCGATGTGGTGAAATGGAACGAGATGGTTTGATTTGTCATGGCATAGCTCAAACAACAAAAGACCGTTTGTACAATTGCTCTGATAAATATTCTATGTATACATGTAAAAATTGTGGGATGGTTGCTAGTGTTAATCCCGACAAAGATATATATTTATGTTTATTATGTGAAAATCGTACTAACTTTTCTAAAACACACGTACCTTATGCATATAAGCTTTTATCTCAAGAACTTATTACTATGAACATTGGAGCTAGGCTCATAACTAATTAACTACATTAATAATCCCTCTTTCCCATTTCTCTACATATCTAGTACTTGTTGGCGCTACATATCTTATATTTTTTTGCGGGTCATAATAAAGAAAATCTTTTCTAGTATTTTTTAAACACGTGTCAAGTACCTCGCATTTATTTGATTCATTTTTTGTACTTTGATTTTTTATAGATGTAGATTCAAATCCTAATGAATTTGACATTGCATTATGTAAATCGTATTGATTTTCATCTACATCATCCCTGTTTAATAAACGAGTCTTACCCCGTAAATCGTCTTCTATTTCTGTCATATTTGATCTTACATTAGCACCCCATTTTTGAAGTCGGATATGTGGCGATGTCATATATGCTAGAGTTGTACCATTTCCCGGTGTATTGAATGTGTAATTATTATGATAAGACATAACATTTAAATCATATTGAATTTTGTTTGCTTTATCTTTTGTTCTTGTAAACATTTATATACAAAGATATAAAAAATTTAAGCTACTAAAACATTTAAGCCACAAAAACGTTTAAACCGTTAAAACGTTCATATCCCTAAATTATGCTAGTAGTTAAGTATCAATATATTATTTTTCCCACAACAAAGGTCTTTGTCCTTGGTCAGTAGTAATTTGTTTAGGCAATAATAATGGAACTCTATCATACATCTTTACTGACTCGTATTGTTTTAATTGTGCATTTATCTTTTTTTTCGGCTCTGTTAGGTTTGTAGCCGATATCCCTTTTAAAAATGATTCTATTTCTACTGGATTGTACGATAGACAATCATTAGAAACTGCTCGAGTTGCCAATGTATTATTTGGTAATTTAAATTTATTCAAAAAACAATCCGGTTTACCATATTGTGAATGTTCATATGTTCTATATAAGTAATTTTCATTATTACACCTTTGTTCTTGCAAATAATCCGCTTCACTATTTTTATTTCTAGTAGATGCCATTTATTTTATATAATGCAATATAATATAAAATAAAAAAAAATAATATTTCACCTAATCATAGTTACTAGTCGACGTTTTTAATATTTAGATATTTCTCTTGTAGGTATACCACCCCTTATCCAATCGCGCGATGATTTTGTCTCAACAAAATTACTGGGTTTTGCTAAAGTTTTTTTTACATTATCCAGTAAGGGATAGTCTTTTATAACTTCACCCGTTTTTTCATTCATTTTTGAAGTGAATTTTTTATCACGATAATCCTCTCCCTTTTTTAACAAACTTTCTACTGATGCATTTCCCTGCCCACGTCCTTTATAAGTAGAATACGATGATGAAAATACCGGCTCAACTATTGTTCCTTTATCATGATTAATTGTATTTTGTATTTTATTTAATAACATATCAGAGTTAGTATCGATATTTCTCTCAATAGAAACAACACCAAATGTATGTATATTAGGTTCTCTTAATGATATATTTGCATCTGTATTGATTTGCTTTACAGAATTTATAGTGTAATTTAGTGCTTTGTTATTAATTAATTCATTTTGTGTCATATTAACATCATCGTAGTGAATCCTACTATTGTTATTTAAAAACATTTAATATATATTTATATTTTATTATTTTCCGCCACAACTTCTTTTGTTTTATCTAAATTTCCGTAGCAAAAATCTGTGAATCCGGCTTGATCATTTGGTATTTCTGTGTTCGCAGTCGAATAAAAAGCTCTTAATGATCCTTCAAACTCCTTTTTATCACTATCATCTTTAAATATCTTTGATATATCTTTATTTGTATCATTTGATTGTGTTATTTGTTCCACTACATTTTTATTTATTTCTTCCTTTACTTCACAATTATATGCAGGAGGTGCTACTTTCTTGTCAACCTCGCTATTAATCATAACATTTGAATATGGATTATTTACTGTTGGTTTATCCACATTATTCTGTATTTCTTTAAATGACTCTTCTGTATCGAATCCATCTACCACTTTTTTTGTATTGTCAACATGATACAAATATACTACACAACCCATGAAAATTATAGTAATAATAATCAATTGAATTGATTTTGTCGCTATAAAGCCTATAGTAGTTAAAATAAGCATCAACCTAGTTATTGCATTATACTTCTCTATATTAGTCATTTCATTTGTTGGCCATATATCTATTGTTCTAACAAGTTCGTTCGGATTCTCTAACCAAAATTGCGTACCCATATATTATTATATCGGTATAATAAATATTTTTATTTTTAACTACTTCTACTTCTTCTACTTCTTCTTCTTCTTTTTCTTTTTGTTTACTGTTGGTTTAACAGTATCATCTACTACAAAACTCTTATATATCTCTTCATCACTATGTCTTACAACTGTTTTCTCTGTGTTATTATCAGACATTTTTACATTCATCGTGTCATTAGTTAATGATTGTGTTCGTTTATCTTGTAACCGTTCCAGCATTTTCTTTCGCTGTCTTGATGCCTTCATATTATTCTCCAACATTGATTCCATCGTGTTCATAGATGGAACCTTACCTCCTTTACGCCCCATATGCCCCTTAGCCATCTTATTGAACATCTCCTCAAATCCAGGCATATCTTTCATATTTTTAAATAATTCAGACGCTTCTGTCATTAATTCTTCTTTATTTATTTCGCCTTTACTAATCTTATTTTCTATCTTATCACCTATTTTTTTCATTAAAACCATCAATTTAGATGGATCTTTAATTAATGACTCAAAGACATTTTTTGTATTTCCACTCATATCTAATCCCAATTCGTCCATCGTATCACCCGCTATTTCTTTCGCTAAACTACCTATTTTCCCTTCCAGTAACTTTGACAAATGTTCATGTATTTTTTCAGGATTAAAAGATTCGTTCATAAAATTAAAATTTGACGATATATCTTCAGTATTATCACTAAAAACATTACCGGATAAATCAATTCCCGATAAATCAATTCCCGATAAATCATTGCCAAATGCTTTTGTTAACTCTTCGAATGTATCTGCTAACTTTTCTTTAAAATCAGACTCATCTAATAAATCAAATAATTGCGATGCATCACCAAAATCACTAGAATCTTCCATTTGTTCAGTTATAGTCATCAAAATTAATTGCATATATTGCCAGATTTTTGTTTTCGTGTCATAAGACGT